AACATGGATAAAAAATTACGATTTTTTAAAAGAAAAAAAGTTTCAAATTTCCCACTTGACTGGCCACAAACAAATTACAAATTGGCATATATTAAGACAAAAAATCCACTATAAACAAGAACTAATTGTCACACCAAGAGATTTTTATATAAGCCAATATGGCGGAGTTGAAAATGCATTTAACAATAAAATTTTAGGAGAATTTAAAGAGCCTCTTTTCGAATCACAATTCCATATTTGTATAGAAAATTCTGATCAAAAAAATTTATTTACAGAAAAAACAATAGATTGTCTTATCACAAAAACAGTTCCTATTTTTTGTGGATGTGATAATATAGGTGATTTTTTTAATGAAAAAGGTTTCATAATTGCAAAGAATGTAAATGACATTATAAAAGAGTGTAATAATTTAACGCCAAACACATATGAAACAATGATGGAGGCTATAGATGAAAATTACAATATATGCTTGAAATATGCAGATTCAGTAGGTAATCTTAAAAATACTTTATTAGATATTTTTAAAAATAAATAATTTATTCGTCGTATAATAATTTTACCATGCTATTAACTGTATCAAAGTTATCTGCGGTGGCTCTACTATTAGGTATTTTTACATTAAAAGTTTCTTCTAAAAAAACTAAAACAACTACCATTGAAAAAGAATCAATATAACCACCTCTTATAAGCGATGTTTCATACGTTACATTGCTTATTCTTTTACAAGAACAATCTTCCTCTGGAAACATGCAATAAGAATAGTGACCCTGGTTACTTCCAAAATGTTTTTTTATATAATTTAAAATTATTTTTTTTTCATTTTTTAACTTTGTTTTTGGTTGTAAAATTTTTGGTTTTACTTCTTTGTCCACTTGATCGTCTATATTTTTTATATTAATTTCATATGGGAAAAGTGTATTAAATAATTTTTTATAAAAATCGTGCCCCTTCATGGTGTTTATATAAAACTTTTGTGGGGATCTACACTTATATACATCTAAATGTTCATTTATTTTAATGTGGTTTATATCTTCCTTAGAGTCTTTGTATAGCAAATCATCTTCAGAACCCTCCTCAATGCTATTAGCGGCAACAATCTTGAAAGACAATTGTTTGTGTTTTTTCTTTAATAATTTTACCAATTTAAGAAGTCCTTTTAAAGGAATTTCTTTGTGAGTCATAAAGGTAAAAATTACATTATCCCCAGATGTATTATTTAAAAGTTTAAAAAAACGTTTAGCAATACTTTCTTTGTATCCAGTCCATCCACACCCATCGTCACCTCTTAATACACCGTGTTCATGATGTTTGTAACCTAATTTAGCGTATGGATATTCGTCACAATCTGGCGGATCTATTCCGTTTTTTATATTGTTTTCTATGTGCCATTCATAACCATTTTCAACTATATCACAAACAATATCTATATTGCTATTAGCCCAATCAAATATATAGCCATATCCCAAAAAATTAATACGTGCGTTGTTATTGTTTAATAATTCAGCAACAACGCAGCAATCTCCTATACTAATAATGTGGTTAACTTCTTTCATTTTTTATTTATAAATATAGTTCAAAATTTGGTTTTTTATAAATAAAAAATTATATTTCTTCTAATAACACAGAAATGGATAAAAAATATAAAGTCAACATAAAGCTTCTTGGCGGCATAGGAAACAACCTATTTCAAATAGCTTGTGCTTATGCATATTCTTTAAAACACAATTGCGAATTAGTCCTTTTTAAGGAAAAATTTGGCGCTACACATGGTTCCTTTGATTCATATTCTTCAAATGTATTGAGGAATATCAATTTTTCAGACCCAAACACTATAAAGCAATTATCTCAATACCAGGAGCCATTTTTCAATTACCAAGAAATACCAGGCTTTAATGTGGATTTGCAATTAAATGGTTATTTTCAAACAGAGCTTTATTTTAAAGAATACTCACAAGAAATACTTGACCTGTTTTCTTATCCAGATAATTTTATAGAGTCAATAAAAAAAGAATACTCTGACCTTTTAAATCTAAACGCTTGCTCTATGCATGTAAGACGTGGCGATTACGTTCATCAACCAGAAAATCATCCAACTCAAAGTATGAATTATTATATGAAAGCGATAAAACAAATGCCTTCAGATTCTATATTTTTAATTTTTTCAGATGATATTGAATGGTGTAAACAGAACTTCCCAGACCTTCCAGAAAAATTTTACTTTATAGAAGGCAATAAAGATTTTGAAGATTTATTTCTAATGACACAATGTAAAAATAATATTATTTGTAACTCTAGTTTTAGTTGGTGGGGAGCTTGGTTAAATAAAAACCAAGATAAAAAAATAATTGCCCCATTATATACTAGGTGGGTAGGACAAGCTTTATCTAATTTGGACACAAAGGATGTAATTCCAAAAAACTGGATTCAACTATAATAAAAAAAATATGAAATATAAAAAAATATTAATAACTGGCGGATCTGGAATGGTTGGTATGTCTTTGAAAAAAATAATCCCAGAAGCTGTATATATTTCTTCCCAAGATTACAATTTAACTTCAGAAATAGAAGTTGAAAAAATGATGAATGAAATAAAACCAGACTGCATAATACATTTGGCAGCAAAAGTTGGCGGCATATTTGATAACATGCAAAAGCCAGCAGAGTATTATACAGAAAATGTTTTAATGAACACAATATTGGTTGACAAGGCTTATAAACATGGCGTTAAAAGACTTATAGCGATGTTAAGCACATGTATATACCCAGACAAAAATGAAACTTATCCGCTTGTAGAAGGTGACTTACATAAAGGGCCGCCAGCTGAAACTAACTTTTCTTATGGTTACGCCAAGAGATCTCTAGCTGTTCAAATCGACTCATACAACAAACAATATGGAACAAAATATCAATATTTAACGCCATGTAATTTATATGGAGAATTTGATAAATATGGATCTAATAGCCACTTTATAGCTGCACTTATAAAGAAAATACATGTTTCTGTAAAAAATGGAGATGACAAAATAGTGTTATTTGGAGATGGAACTCCACTAAGACAGTTTATGTATTCAGACGATTTAGCTTTTGTAATAAAAGAGTGTTTGGACAAGAACATTTATGAAAATATGAATGTTGCCACTGAAGAAATTTATAATATAAAACAAATGGCCTTAATCGCTCTTGAGGCTTGCCAGGCTGAAAATTTAACCATACATTTTGATACTAACTCTCCAAATGGACAATTTAGAAAAGATGTGTCGGTGTCAAAACTAAAAAAAATAATACCCCACTTCAATCCTATAAATTTAAGTGACGGCATAAAAAAAACATACAAATATCTTTTAGATAACAATAAGTTATGAAATTTCATAAACAAGAATTTTTATACGACAAAGAAAAAGGCGTAAGAGGTAGTTGTTTTCCAACTGTTCTAGCTTGTATATTAGATTTGGAACTTGGGCAGGTCCCAAATTTTCAACTATCTTATTGGACACATGAGGAAGAGCAAAATATAATTAAATGTTTATTGCTTAGATATTGTAATGGTTCTTATGAAAACGCTAAAAAATACCAACAAGACAACTTTGATAATCACAAATCTCTTATGCATAATCAGTGGGCTAATACTATGGATTTTTGGCTGGCATCAAAAGGTTACGTTGAAGAATATATTCTTTTAGAAGAAATTGAAGAATGGGTTAAAAAAAACCCAGAAACCCCATATCTAGTAAAGGGTGATTCCAGTAGAGGTGTCGGTCATGTTGTAATATACAAAAATGGAAAAATGATACACGATCCACACCCATCTAATGAAGGCCTTGTTTCATTAAGAGAAGAACCATACTCGTATTTAAAAAAAATAACAAATATAAAATATGTCAATTCTCACATAGATGAATTTAATTATATTTTTTCCTCTAATATTGATGCTAATTTAATGAAGCAAAAAAACGAAATGTCATTTTTATACACATCAACTTTTAGTGAATTTGATATTATGTTTAACGAGTATGACAAAATATTTGTAAAAAAAATAAATTTTATTTCAGGTATGGGTGTCATAGATTCTATTGCTCAAGATAGAAGCATTGAACAAAAAATGAATAAAGATGGCGCAAAAAAAGCGTCGCTTTTAAATGATATCGAATTTGTAACAGATCAGGAAATTAACGATCTTAGAGGTAGTCAACATGTATATAAATACACATTTTCAAATAGCGCTAAATTGCTAAAGGAAGGTAAATTAAAATTCATTAACCCTAAATACAAAGACTATAAAGCAAACGAACTTCTTTTATCTAGTTTGAATACAAAAAATAAAAAAGTAGTTGCAATTAATGGGCGTAATTTAATTAAGATTCCAGAACGAAACCAAACGTTTCAACCATTAATAGACCACTTGATTAAAGAGGGTTTTTTTGTTGTAAATCTTACTATTAACCCTCCTGGTTTTAACTATCCAAAAGATTCCTATTACGAGATAACAAATCCAAGTTTAAGTTATAGCGATATGGTGTCTTTTTTTCTATTGTCTGAAACAGTTTTATCTGTATGTGATTCGGGTGGAGTTAATGTTCATATTTTAACAGAGGCTAATTTTATATTTCTTGGCCCTGGCGGATGGCTAGATAATCCAGAGTTTGGTCATGAAGGTACAAGTCTTTTATCTGCGAGAAAAGAAAATACAAATTTCTATACTGAACATTTATTAAATTTTTCACTTGATGAGTTGGTAAATAAAATTAAACAAATTCCAGGTCGTAATAGACATTCATATTTTTTTAATGAAAACAAGATTGAATTTATATAATTTACTTTATTTTGCTGTTAGCTATGATTATGTTTAAAAAAAACATATTCATGGCAACAAACTTAAAAAATAAACGTGAGCGTATAACTCTTGTAAAAGACACAATAGACAAAAAAGATATTGACCATTTAATTAATTGGTTAAAAACATACCCAAAACTTACAAAGGGCGAAAAAACAATTGAGTTTGAACAAGCTTGGTCAAAGTGGATTGGATGTAAATACTCAGTGTTTGTAAACTCAGGTTCTTCCGCAAATCTTTTAATGCTCTATGCATTAATAGAGCTTTATAAATTAAGAAATGGAAAGGTTGTTGTTCCATCTCTGGCTTGGGCCACTGATTTAGCACCAGTGATTCAACTCGGTTTTCAACCACTTATTGTTGATTGCAATTTAGCGGACTTATCTGTTGACTTAGAACATTTGGAATATATTTTTATGAACGAACAACCTTCGGCAATGATTTTAGTTTCAGTTCTTGGTTTATCTCCAGATATGGATTCTGTTGTAAAACTTTGTAAAAAATATGGCGTTATTTTACTTGAAGATAATTGTGAATCTCAAGGAACAATGTATAAAGGAAAAAAACTTGGAAATTTTGGCCTTATGTCTAGTTATTCAACATATTTTGGGCATACAATGAGCACAATTGAGGGCGGCATGATTTCAACAAATGATAGAGAAGTATACAATATGTTAAAACAACTTAGAAGTCATGGTTGGGATAGAGATTTAGATGCCACAAGACAAGCTGAATTGAGAGAACAATGGGGTATAGATGACTTCGCAGCTTTGTACACTTTTTATGTGCCTGGTTTTAATGTTAGATCTACAGATTTGCAAGCTGTAATAGGTTTAAAACAGCTTGAAAAAGTTGACGATATGATTGCTCAAAGAAATAAAAACTTTGAAATTTTTAAACAAAGGTTATCACCTTACACATGGTTCCCAACTGAGCAAGAAGAAAGTTTTACTGCAAGTTTTTGTATTCCAATAATAGCTGAAACAAAAGAAGAAAAAGATAGAATAGTAAAAAAATTAATAGAAAACAATGTTGAGTGTAGACCTTTAATATGTGGTTCAATGGGAACTCAACCATTTTTTGTAAAACATTTTGGTAGAGTTGCTTTAGAAACAGTTACAAGAGTTGATGAGTGTGGTATGTATATTCCAAATCATCCACACCTTACAAAAGAAGAAATAGATCATATGTGTAATTGCATACTTAGCGCAATAGAAGAATAATATGAAGATAAATAAAATCGAAACATATCAAGATTTGCCTAAATATGGTAAATATGTGCTTGTAAGCGGAATCGACAAAGGAATGTATGATGTTAGAAGGTGGCACGTTTGCGAAATGAATGACTTAGAAGATGGGTTAGATTATAGAGATAAAGGCCATTTTTTTTGGCTTACTGAAAAAGGAACTAAAATAGACGAAGTTACACATTGGTGTGAATTACCAAATATACCACAGTAAAACTATACAAAATGTTAACTATAAAAGAGTGGCTTTTAAAAAATAATCCAACTTTTAAAATAGATTGGAATATATTGGGTTGGCAAAACAATCCAAATTTTTTCGGAGATCAAAAAGAATGGAACAATGTGCTTCTCACAAAAATTAACGAAATTTCAGCACATATACATATGGCCACATTATTAGGCGGTGCTGACACAATAGAAGTGCACCCAGATAATATGCATTTCATAGAAAGTTTTGACTACTATAATGCAACAACAAAAACTATAGGGTTTAGATATTCCGTAATTGTAGATAATCTTATTTCTAAAAATACAATCAATGTGTATTTAAGTGAACAAGCTATAAGAAATTTTTATAAATTAAATAAAAAAGGGTTAGATATAGATTTTAAAAATACTTATGGGGTTATTACATTAATAAATGGAAATTAAAAAACGGTTTTAATAACTGGAATACCTGGCCAGAAATTTTACACTATTTATAATAAAAATATTATGAAAGAAGAAAACAAAAAAACAGGTATTAAAAAATGTAAACAGTGTTTTAAAGAATTTCAAATTAACTTGCGAAACAAAAGAAGTGCCAATAAAATATTTTGTTCATCAACATGTGCCAAAAAAAATAACGGCAAAAACAATAAAGGTAAAAAACGTTCTTTAAAATATAAAAGCATGATGAGTGAAAAAACTTCAGGGAAAAATAATGGTTTTTTCGGAAAGACACATTCTAAAAAATCAGTGCAAAAAATGAGCAGTTCCAGTTTGTGGCAAGAAGACAAATTTAAATATTGTAATCTGAAAAACAAAGAAAAAGAGGTTTTAGATGGATTAATGCTTAGTGATGGTTGTTTGTCAGAAAAATCCAGAATATCAGCTAGACTAACTTTTGGATTTAAATTTAAAGAAACTTGTGAAGAAATATTTAAAACAATAAGTTCGTTAAATTTTTCTCCAATTTGGCAAAGCGAACAAACAAAATGTTGGCACACAAAATCAAATATGTATCATGATTTATTAGTTGAAAACAAAAGATGGTATCCACAAAAAGAAAAAATTGTACCATTAGATGTCTTGATTACTAAAACTTCTTGTTATTGGTGGTTTATAGGAGATGGCTATAATATTGATGGAAATGTGTATTTGTGCACAGACTCCTTTTCTAAAAAAGATAATGTTTTTTTGATTAACAAATTAAAAGAGAACGGATTTAATCCTTCATTAACAAGCACAAATAGAATCAGATTCAACAAAAAAGAAACAATACTTTTTTTAGAGTGGATAAAACCTGAAGGTGAAATAATGGAACAATATAAATATAAATGGAAAATATAAAACAAAAAAAGATAGCCCTTTGCTTCGGAATAACGGGACAAGACGGCTCGTATCTAGCAGAACTTCTACTTGAGAAAGGGTATGAAGTGCATGGAATTATCAGAAGATCTAGCAGTTTCAATACTGAAAGACTTGATCATATTTTTGACAAGCTAATATTGCATTATGGCGACGTAACGGACCCAGCTAGTACGACAAATTTAATAGCTACCATAAAGCCAGATGAAATTTATAACCTAGCCGCTCAATCACATGTTAAAGTTTCTTTTGAACAACCTTATTACACTGGAATGGTAGATGCTCTCGGAACACTTACCATTCTTGAGGCTATGCGCATTCATTGCCCACAATCAAAATTTTATCAAGCCTCTACTTCTGAATTGTACGGTGGTATGACCTATAACATGCCACCAAATGGCTACACTGAAGAGTCTGTATTTCACCCAAGAAGCCCTTATGGAGTTGCAAAAATTTATGGCTATTGGGCTGTTAAAAATTATCGTGAAGCTTATAATATTTTTGCTTGTAACGGAATCTTATTTAACCATGAAAGCCCAAGACGTGGCGGCACCTTCGTAACAAAAAAAGTAATAAACAACCTTGTTGAAATTAAACAGGGTAAAAGAGAGGTATTGCATATCGGTAATTTGGATTCTAAGAGGGATTGGGGATATGCAAAAGATTATGTTGAAGGAATGTGGCTTATGCTGCAAAGAGATGTCCCAGAGGATTTTGTATTAGCTACAAACGAAGCACACTCAGTTCGTGAATTGATAGAATTAACAGCGGAGTCAATTGGTTATAAGATAGAGTGGAGAGGGTCTGGGCTAGACGAAAAAGGTTATGATGAAATAACTGGAAAATTACTTGTAGAGATTGATCAAAAATATTTCAGACCATCAGAGGTTGAGTTTCTTCTTGGTGATTCATCTAAAGCTAAGACAGATTTAGGTTGGGAGCCAAAGGTTAAGTTTAAAGACCTAGTTAGGCTAATGGTTTTGCATGAAATGTCTTAAAGTGTCTAGTTTTTGTCTGGGTTTTTAAAAAAAATTTGCAAAATATAAAAAAAGTTTATAACTTACACCCAAAAAAATAGAACTATGAAAATAGAAGAGCTAACCGATAGTGACATTTCAAAGGTAAAAGAAATTTACACCAATCAATCCTTGACTTGGGATGATAAAACTGGAAAACTAAAAACACTATTTGGAGTAAAATCTGAAAGAACCGTTAGACACTGGTTAGTCAAATTAGGTTTTAAAGAAAAAATGGCCGAAGAATCTGCAGATTATATGGCTGCTAAAAAGAAAAAGCTAGATAAGACAAAAAAGCGCTATATTGTTTCTTGGGCGCAAAACAATACACCACTTCATATTCCTTTTATGAGAAATATGGAAGCTTATGCTAAACACCTTAACGCCTCGATACATGTAGTTGCTGGCAGATATAAAAACCCAACTTCAATTTTTCAAGATCGTGATGAAGAATATTGGGACACAGAATTGTTGGAAAAAAATTATTTAGACGCAGCTCAGCATGATATTCATAAATTTTTAACTATTCTTGGTAATGTTAAAACGCAGCCTACGGCTATAAATCCACTTGAAGGTTTTGAAAGTTTTACAGCTGATAAATCTTGTATTGTTGGCCACCCAAAAGTTCAATTAAAAATGGTTCCAGTTTTAGAAAGTTACGTTCAAAAGATGATGGTAACTACTGGAGCTTGTACAGAAAAAAATTATACAGATTCAAAAGCTGGAAAAAGAGGCGAATTTAATCACACACTTGGTTTTGTTATTGTTGAAATAAAAAACAATGAAATATTTTTTCTTAGGCAAGTAACTGCTGACATCAATGGTAATTTTAACGACCTATACTACAATGTTACAAACAAAAAAGTAAAAACTAACAACAAAATTGCGAGTTTGATCATGGGAGATATACATGTTGGAGACCATGACAAACAAGTTATTGATTCTACTTTAAATGTGCTGTGTAAAAAATTGCATCCAGACAATATTGTAATGCACGATATTTTTAATGGACACTCTATTTCGCACCACGAACTAAATGACATCTTCCTTCAATACCAAAGAGATGTAGATGGAACAAACTCTTTACAAAGAGAATTTGATGAAATGTTGGTGTGGTTAGAACAATTTAAAAAACACAATGTGGTTATTGTAAAAAGTAACCATGATGATGTGGTAGACAAATGGTTAAGACATAGCGATGCCAAACACATTAAGGCTAGTAAAAATTATTTATTGTTTACAGAATTATCTTCTATAATTATGCAAAACAAAGCGCCAAAAGGAATTGTGCCATATATTATAAATCAAAAATTTCCAAAAATTAAATGTCTTGGAAGAGACGATAGTTTTAGAGTAAAAGAATTTGAGTTGGGTGTACATGGCGATATTGGAGCTTCTGGAAGCAGAGGTTCAATTGGACAATACAGAAGACTAAATACAAAAATAGTAACTGGGCACAGTCATCAACCAGTCAGATTAGATGGTTCTCTTTCAGTTGGAACTAGTACTAAGTTGAGGGTAAACTATAACAAGGGTCAAAGTGCCTGGTTGAATAGCCACGTGATTATACATGAGGATGGAAAAGCACAACATATAAATTTCATAAAGGGATGTTTTACCACCTTTAAATAAAATTTAGTTTTTCAGTCACACCTTCATTATACTTAATTGTTAAAAGAGAAATATTGTGCTCCTTGCAATATCTCTCTTTTATTTTGTCGTTAATTTTTCTATTTTTAAAACCTTCGATACCACCAAAATATTCTATAGGTTTATAATGTTGCATACCATTGTACTCAATGCATAAATTTTGTTTTGGAAGATAAAAATCGAAAGGTAAAGCTAATATATTTTTGCAATCCGCAAATTTATATTGAGAAATATATTCAATACCATTATTTTCAAGAAAGGTACGTATTTGAACTTCACCTGTTGATTCACCACAAGCTGGACATCCATTTCCATTTTTGTGATTATTAGGAGTTTGGCTAAATTCGCCATGATCTGGGCAAACAATAATTATTTTAGTATGCGCATTAATGTAATTCATTTTTGAATAATCATATTTTTTTCCATGAAACTCAGAAAAATATTTTAATATTTTTTCTTTTGTTAATTTTTCATTACCATAACACTTCTTGCAGCCTTGACCTTGTTTATGATTATTAAGTGTTTGTTGAAACTCACCGTGTTCTTTGCAAATAATAGTAATTTTTTTATTTGTAATAACAGAATCCACTTTTGAATAATCATATTTATTGCTGTGTGTAATATTGCATTCGTTAATTACCTCCTGAAGTGTTAATTTTTTTCCTGCACATTTAGGACATCCACTTCCATTTTTATGCATACTAGGACTTTGTTCAAAAATACCATGTGTTTTACAAATTATTTTAATCTTCACATTATCACTGATATATTTTATATTTGAATAATCGTATTTTTTACCATGAACATCTACAAATTGTAATATTACTTTTTCTTTATCTAATTTATTGTAAATGCATTTAGGGCACCCATTTCCTCTTTTGTGATTACAAGGCAATTGTTCAAATTCGCCATGTTCTTTACATATAACTTTAACTTTAGTTCTAGCATTTACATAGTTCACAAGATCATATGAATATTTTTCTCCATGAATTTTTTCAGCTGCTAAAATAAATTCATTATTTTTTTTGTTTTTCATAAAAAATTTTTTATATTTTATAAATAGTAGAAAAAATGTTATTATACGATAATTTTTTAAAAGGCTAATAAGCAACAAAAAAATGTATACAGAAATAATTCATATTGGCGAAGGTAAATTTAATGTTATGATGGAGGACGGATCTTCAAAAGAAGCTGGCCCAAATATTCGTGGAATGATCAGATATACTTATTTTGAAGATTATACCATACCACCTCTTGATTGGGCGGTAAAACGTGAAATATTTTTACAAGACTATCAAAAAAAAGTAATGCCAGAAATTTTGTCTGGTAAAATTAAACCTGGAAAACACAATTTTTAAATAAAACAATGGAAAAGTTAAAAACAATAGGAATTTCAATAGACGGAACAATACGTGATTTCGCAGATAAATTTGACAAACAGTATAGAAAAGTTTTTATTCATAACCCCAATATTGTGGCCATGAATGAAGATGTTACATACAAAGAACAAACGCTAGAAGAGGCGCAAATTGTAGAAGATACAATAAGAGAAAAAGAAAGAGAATTAATCACTCTTCCAATGGATTCATATGATTTATTAAATCACTATAAATTCTCATCTCAATCAATAAAAATGTCTAAAATTGAAGATAGAGAAGGTTTAAACATGGATCCAATTGAGTATAACCCAAAACAGAATCTGGAAAAATTTTTATATGAAGATTACCCTTTTCAAGTATTTGGCCAGGCTGAGGAATATAAAGGCGCTATGGATGCTGTAAACAAACTACAAAGCATAGGCCTTACTAAAGAAAAATTTGATGTTGTACTTCTTGGAACTCATAGATCTAAGGCTATAGCTGCTACATATTTCTTTTTAAGTACAATAAATTGCAGAATTAGAAAAATTGTTTTTGTGGGTTCTGAATCTGAAAAATGGAACCACTGTGATGTTTTAATAGATTCTTCACCGATAGCTATTCAAGCTAAGCCGAAAGAAAAAACTGTTATAAAAATAACACACTTGTATAATCAGTGGGATGCCGCTGATTTTTCTTACCCCTCAATAAAAGAAGCTTGTAATGAAGCTATTTTTGATAGAATTTTTAATCAGATTGATAAATAAATCCATAATTATTTGGTTTTTAATGTCTAATGTTTTAGATTTTATAAAAACCAATAATTATGAAAAAACAAAACAAAAAATCTAATTCTGTTAAGAAAGCTGCACCTAAAAAAGCAGCAAAGAAAGCAGCAAAGAAAGCAGTAAAGAAAGCAGCAAAGAAAGCAGCAAAGAAAGCAGTAAAGAAAGCAGCCCCTAAAAAAGCAGCCCCTAAAAAAGCAGCAAAGAAATCAGCGCCAAAGAAAGTTGTTAAACCAGCTGCTAAACCTACAGTAAAAGCTTCAAAAAAGAAAAAAGCGGCTCCTAAAAAAGTTGTAAAGAAAGCAGCCCCTAAAAAAGGCAAAGATAAAAAAACTAAAAACGTTGTTAAAAAAGTTGTAACAACTACAACTACAACAACAACAATCACCTCAGTAAACCCAACAGAAACTCATTATTTACTTATTCTTGATGAGAGTGGATCTATGGGCAATGTAAGAGAAAGCACATTTAACGGTTTAAATGAACAAATTCAAACTATTAAAAACTTGTCTTCTCAATACCCAGATCAAAAATATTACATTAATATTGTAAAGTTTAGCGATAATGTAAGTCCGCTTATTGAAAACATTGAAGCTTCTCAAGCAAAAGAGTTTAAAGTAAGCGATTATTCTCCAAATGGAATGACTGCCTTACATGATGCAATCGGAGTATCTGTAAACAACCTTAATAGCAGAATTCAATCTAGAATTAATTCTGGTGAAGCATCAGCTTTTGTTGTTATTTTAACGGATGGAGATGAAAACGTATCAAGAGAGTATAACGCAGCAAAAATCAAAACATTAATTACCGACCTTGAAAAAGGTGGCATGTGGACATTTAGTTTTATAGGCGCTAATCAAGACTCTGTTTTAACAGCTAAAAATCTTGGAGTTAATGTATCTAACACAATTAATTATACTGCCTCTTCAGCTGGTACTTCTTTGTCTTTCGCTACATTGGGAGCTTCTTTAAATAGAAGAGCAGCTTATACAAGCGCTGGCCTTTATGCAGCCACCACAGATAATCTTATGTCTTCAGTAACAAATGGTCTTGCCAACATTGGTGAAGATGCAAGCTTGCTTGATCTTTCTGGTAATGTTACAAAAGAAGAATTAGACAAAGCAGCCGAGTCTTTAAAGTTAAAAAACTCAAATAATTCAAGTAGTTCTAACGCTTAATTTTTTCCTTTAATTATAAAAAAGTCAGAAGATAATATCTTCTGACTTTTTTTTTGAAAAAACTATTTACTTTACTTTCATAGGTATATATATTTATTCAAATTAAACATTTTAAAAAACATGGAAAAAGAAGCAATAGAAGCTACAGTCGCAGAAGCGCCATTAAGCCATAATCAGATTATAGAATCAACAATAAGCAAACTTGAAAGTAATAACTTTCATGTTTATTATTATGCGCCAGCTATGAATACACCAAGTGGCGGTGTTGGGGTGCTACTTAAAAGTGCAAAATTACTTCATGATGCAGGTTTTAAGGCTAAGATAGTATACGAACCAACAATTGATGAAAAAGCTTCTTACGAAGAGTCTATGAAGCAAAAACAAGAAGTTCATGTTTACCATAAATTCAACCCAACTTGGTTGGATTTTGATATGAGCGGAGTTGAATTCATTCCACTTGGAGATAAAGATATTTTTATCGTTGGAGAAAAAAATGAAAAAGGAGAATATAAAAAATTCACATGCCAACCATTAAATGTAAATCCAGAAGATTTTTTAATTATTCCAGAAGGATTTCCAAATGTAATGCAAAAAACAATGCAAGTTTCTTGTAAAAGAATTGTATTTGCTCAAAGTTGGTTTTATGTTTTGTTAGCTATGAGACCAGCTGAAAAATGGCAACATTTTGGAATGCAAGATGTAATTAGCGTTTCTGATGCAATTACTGAATATTTAAATTCTACAATGCCAGGTTTAAATATCAAAAATTTTAAACAAGGAATAAATAGAAATATTTTCAAAGTACCTTCAAAATTATCTTCTAAACTTCCTATCGTTGGTTTTACTGGAAGTAGAGGTTCTGAAAATAAAATGAAAACACACAGCATTATAAGAAATTTTTATGCATTCTATCCTCATCTTAAATGGATTAGATTCATAGAGCTTGCTGGTATGGATAGAGAGCAGTTTGCAGAAAGATTAGCTTCTTGCGCATTTGTTCTTTGTACAGATGATATTGCTGGTTTTGGTACGCTTCCTTTAGAGGCTATGGCGTGTGGAACTCATGTAGTAGGTTGGGCAGCATTCGGTGGAAAAGAGTACATAAATAATGAAAATGGTTTCTGGACCACAAATGGAGATATATTCCAAACTGCAGAAATACTAGGAGTAGCAATCGACAAATGGTTAGCTGGCGAACTTGATCAAGAAGAAGTGCAAGCTTCTTATGAAAAAACTTTAGCTCCATACACTGAAGAAAATGAAAAAAATGAATTTTTAGATATTATTAACCAATATAAAACAGAAAGAATCAATGAACTTGAAGGAATCAAAACAAAGTAATTGCTTATTAGCAATGTACGTATATGAAATGCCAACAGAACAGGCATTAGCAGAATGTCTATATAGCATTTGCGAACAAACCAAGCCAGTAGATTTAATTATATATACTTGTGGTTTGACAGATGAGCAAAATAATTTGTTAAAGAAATTAGCAGACGCTCCATTTTATACTTTAACCAAAAGAAATGAAAAAGACGAATTGGTTCAAGAAAAAATAGAGGCAACTAAAAAGCTTAACTACAATATCGTTGGCTCGACAACAGATATGAATTTTGCGCAAATATTTAATACCACTTTTAATATTGCAAAACAAAATGATTATGAAACAATTTCTTTTATTGAACCAGAAGATAGTTTTTCTTTAAGATGGTTTCATACAGCAAGTGTTTTTATCGAAGAAAATCCAGATCTGTCAATATTTTTACCATTGATAAAAAACTCAATTAATGGAACTTTTACTGGGTTGTTAAATGAAGCTTGTTGGGCAGAAGGACAATCAGAAGAAGCTGGTAAAACAGACATTAATCTTTTGATGAAGTATAATTGTGTAAACCCGCTTGGAGCTGTTTATAAAATTGAAGCAATTGCTGAATATTCAGAATTAGATGAGACTGGAAAGTATTTGCCGATGAAAGAAAGTTTAAAAATAAGTCACTATTATGAATTCTTTATGAGAATGGTCTATAATGATTTAAAAGTTTTCACTGTACAAAGACTCGGTTATGAAATGAGAATTGTTAGAAAAGAAGTTTTTAAAGATTCTACATGTAAACTTCCACAAGATATAACTTCTTACCCAATTGAAAGAGGTGGAATTAGTCCAGAAGAAGGAAGATTTTATGTTGAATTAGCTAAAAAAGAATATTTTTTCGACAAAGATAGACACAAAACATTTTCACCAACCATTTAAAATTATGAAAAAACCTTCAATTAAAAAAGAAACGAAGGCTAACAACATTAATTTAAAGAAAGAAAAAAATAAGAAAAATAAAGCTGATTTAGAAATTGTAGACAAAAATAAATTGGAAGAAGCCTCAAAAGAAAAAACCTTAGATGCTCCACAACCAGAAATTGATGTCTTAATACAAGAACTAGAGAAAAAAAGAAAGGCTTATTGGACTGAAGATACTGAAGCTGCAGTTGTTGAATATTTAACTCATGACTTTCATTATTACGACATTCAAATTGAAAAATATTTAGAAGATTGTAATAAAAATAAAAGTTCTATAAATGAAGAATATATAACAAAGCTTAGACAGGCCTCATTTGAAGCTTCTAGTCAAAGTGTTCTTAATGCAAAAGACAAAGTTTATAGGGATAGAATTCAAAAACCTCTTAATAAATTAGTTGAAAACATTATTTTTAACTTTAAATTGTTTAGGCCTGGCGTTGATATAAAAACTTTACACAACGATTGTTTGTCTTTTGTTTTTGGCAAGTTCGCTAATTTTAATCCAAATAAAAATACGAAATCTTTTTCCTATTTTGGAACCGTAGCTAAGCATTACCTACAGGGAGAGAAAAAAGATCTTGATAAGTCTTTACAGACAAATTTAGATTATGACAACCACAGGGATGAGGCTGATAGTACTGAAACTTTTGAATTAGATCAAAAATCTGAACTAGAAACTTCTTATACTCTTTTTAATCATGTGATTAATTCTATAGAACAAGAACTTGATAAAGGTAATCTTTCTGAAAACGATATGAAGGTTGGCGATGCTATAATAGAAATATTTAGAAAGCACGAAGTATTAGGGGCATATAATAAAAATCACATCTATCAACTAATAAAAGAAAGTACTGGATTGCAAACTAAAGATATAACTTATTCTTTAAGCAGGTTCAGAGTTTTTTATAGAATACTTAAACAAGATTTTATAAAAAGAGATGATGACTAAAATTGAAAGAAAAGAAATTTTCTTAGAAATATTAGAAAATTGGTTTAATGATTTAACCCAAGAAATAAACACAGAAAACTGCATAGGTTTTTATATGCATCTTACATTTAGTTTAAAATTTGAATCAAATATTTCTATCGACGACAAAAGCGATAGAAATTTTTTTTTAAAGTCTGCTCTGGATATTTTGCACAATTTTGACACGCTAATAGAAAGCAAAATAAAGCCAGTAGATCTCATTATAACCAAAAAAGCTCTTGAGGCTATATGCGCCGAAAAGAATACTAGTTTTGATGAATTATTTTCTGAACTATCTGAAATATATAATGTTGCAAAGACAGAATTTCTTTGCAAATAACTTTTTTTTACTGATTATTTATAGTTAAAACACATTATGAGTAAAGAATTAAAACTTGACGAAGAAAGCTATTTAATGCTTTTAAATAAAATTCTTAAAAACAAAGAAGAAGAGAGAGATATGGCCCTTGATAGATATAGAAAGGCCGACGAGAGCATGACAAACAATGAACACTTTATGTTACTTGGAAAAAATGCAGCTGCGTTTTTAAGACAGGCTTCAGATGCCACAAACGATATAATGTCTCTTTCAAAAGAAATAAAAAGTATATTATTTAAAGAAAACGACACCGCATCAAGTGGCGGCTCTACATCAGTGTCAAGCGACGAAGAAATGAGAGCAATTATTGATGCTGTTAAAAAACAAGAAAAAGAATTAGGAATAAGTCAACCAGACGCATCAGAAAACGAAGATAATTAATGGCACTAGATTTACCCATAAATGCACCCTTAACAGAAACTCAAGCTGAACTTACCGCAAAAATAGGTTCAATGAAAAGTTTGTTGTCTATACCAAGCATTAGAAAATCTAATATTCCAAAAGCTAATCAAATTTCAACATTTGATTATCTATTAAAGATATTGGACACAATGGGTTTAACTCCAGAAATAGTTTTTAACGCTTTTTTGACCAAAGTTTTTGATCAGACTGGGACTTTTCTTGAAGAAAAAGTTATTGATGCAATAGGTGATTCTATTGGTCAGAAAGGAACTCAAATTTCTCCGTGGATAGATAATCCAAACGCTTCTGCAGCAACAAAAAAAGCATATAAACTAGCGAATAAGGAATATCTAAAAACAATAATACCAAAAAGTTTTTTACAGGTTTATAAACAAAAAATTGCCAAAGATCTTGTGGTTATGATTTTTGGACCAAAAAAAGTAAACAATTTAAGTTTAAACACTAATCAGACGCAGGTAGATTTTTTTATAAGCAATGCTGTTTGTAGTGAGGGTTTATTTAGTCTTTCTAATCCGCCAGTAACAAGAAATCAAGATATAGAATATAACAGAATAAAACTTAGGACACAATTAGAAAAAGGAGAGGTGGTTTACGAAATATCTTGTCAAGATGTAAAAATAAAACTTCCAGAGGACCCAGGTTATTTATTTACTGGTGGAGGACAATATACACAACCAAGCTCTGTGCAGTCTCCAGCAAACTCTTTAATAAGATTAAATCAATTTGTTGGAAACCAAGTTCAAAATATCAACAATGAATCAAATGCAAATAAGGGTGGTAAAAGATTTGCTCAAATTTTAATAGAAAAACTTTTAAGTTTTATTTCCGTGTTAATACAACCTTATTTGCCAAGTGTTTTTACATTAATAAACAACAACCAAATAGATAGTCAAAAAATACCTATGAGCACTGTTATCTTTAGTAATTGTGATATCGCAAACGACACATCAAATGAGGAAAAAAAGGAATTTGCAAAAAGTTTGTTCAACGCATTACTAAAAGATCTTTTAAAAATGTTACTACTTCTTGCAATAAATAAATTTAGAAAATTAGTAACAAATTATTTTGCGAGAACCGCTTTAGAAAAACAAAAAAGAAAATTGGAAAAAGCTAAGCTTAAATTTAAAGTATTTAGCAAATTAGCAGATGCTGCCGACAAGATAGAAAAGTACCAGGCGGCAATTTCTACATTAAATTCAGTATTAGGACAAATAGTTTAAAATAAAATATATGGCAGCAGTAAGCATAGATCAAGATTTAAATATTTCTGAAGAAATTGCAACATTTCTTTTATTTTTATTAAATGAAAATAGAATTCAACTACCAAAATTATCAATAAAACAGATATTATTGGCAAAAACAAGACCTGGTTTAAATGCGGAAATTTTAACCTCTTCTGTTGTTTCTAGATTTCCAGAAATAGGTATTCCAACAGGTCCTCTTATTGGAGGGGCTCCAAATGTAATGGAAAAATATACAAGTGTACTTCTTGATGAAATCGTAGATGCTATACAAGGAGATATGAGAATAGACGTTGTAACAGATCCAGGAGCAACTGTAATTGCTTCTGGTGGTAACGCTGGAGGTCCAGTTGTTGCAACAGGAGCGGTAACCGTACCACACACTGGAGTGGGAATAGCAAGATAAACTATGACAAAACAAGAATTGTTATCAGAGGCTAGAAAGACAGCTAGCGCACATGAAGAAAAAAAAATTGTTATTAAAAAAATTTTAGACGATTTAGATAAAGAAGAAAATACAAGTCAAAAGCACATTAATGGAATTGCAGCCGTTAATGAATTATTAAAAGAAATGCGTGCTCTAGAAGAAGAACACGAAAAAATATTATTAGAAATTAAGAAATAATGCCAGGAGGAATAGACGATTTATCAAAAAGTTTACTTGAATCAAGTGGACAAGGTGTTTTTTCAGAAGGCAATCAAAGGTCTAGAAATATATACCCAGCTATTGTTGTTAACATAAGTGATCCACTAGAGCAAAACAGAATTATAGCAAGAATAGTTAATCTAGATAAAGATGGCAATATACTTGGCGGAAGAGATAGAGATGTACCAGATAGTAAACTTCCAATGTGTATGCCATTTGGACCAGAACACATTCACGTTAGACCTCTTGTTGGAGAAATGGTAATGATTTTTTTAGAAAACCCATCAGATAATTCAGCGCCAAGATATTGGTCTGGACCCATAATAACTTCTAAATTAAAATTAAAAACACAAGAGTATAAAGAATCTGTAAAAATAATGGATTATACTGATTTTGCAGTAAACAAAAGCACGAAAAATAATCCAAAAACAGCTACTTTGTTTCCAGAACAAGCCGACGTGGCCATACAAGGAAGAGATGATGCAGATTTAATATTAAGACCAAAAGAGGCAACTTTAATAGCTGGAAAATTTAAACCAAATACAACAGATCAAAATACAGAAACGCCATCTTATGTAAAGTTAAAACAAATAAGTAATTCAAGTGGTTCTCTTAAAAATTTTTCACAAGCTACAATAGTTTCTACAAATGTAAATATATATTCTCCGTTGGGTAAATTTCGTGGAAGCGATCTTAAACGATTTGAAACAAATCCAAACTTAAGTTCTTTTGGTGATTTAGCAGGAACTCTTCACCCAGTTGTTTTTGGAGATGAGTTATTAAAGTTACTAGAAGTGATGATAAGATTCTTAACCACTCATATCCATACGCCTCAAAGCCCTCCAAGCCCAATGCCAGATTTTACAACACTGCAAACTTATACAGTTTCAGGCAATCTTCAAAAATTAATTTCTAATCACATTAGAGTTAATTAAAAGGGCCTAATAACTCTAAAATTAATTACATCTTGTAAAAGTCTAGATGTGCCCAATTCTTTAACCTTAAATTGTATTTGATAGGTTTGGTTGTGTAACAACCAACTTGTATCTAGCACAAAATATACAGACGTATTTTTGTTAATTATAGCCTGGTTCATACTTGACCATGGAATTACTTCCTCTTGGTTGTTCATCACCATTCTATACTGAATATCATATTTTGTCTTAGGATAATTTGTTGTATAATTTACTCTTAAATCGCAATATACTCTAGTTACTTCCCCTATATTTAAAATAGAGTCGTTTTCTATGCCATATACACTTAAGTTATAAGAATTAACTTGAGGCGCATTTGTAAAATAATAATTATCTTGTATTGTAAAAAACTGAGTATAATCTTGAACATCATATCCAGGGTTAAATGTAACGGCTGACCATACGTCCTTATATTGAGTTCCCTTTGTAGCTGCACTCATAAATACGTCAACATAATAAACACCTTTTTCCAATTGTGTTGGAACTAATCCAGTTTGAACATCATTACCAGCATATGTTTTTATAGATACTGTAGATGCCGAAAAATAATTTGCTGCCGAATTGCCGCTATAAGTGTATAGAAACAATCTACACGCTCTATTGTTTGTTACATCATTTCTATCGTCAATAAAATTTTGGTTAGCTACTACTTCTATAAATGGCTTAAACGCTGTATTTGTGTGCATTGTAAAAAAAGAAGCTATATACCTTGTGTCTGTGCTTAATAATTCATAATCTCTCCTGTATGCTAAACCTAATCTTCCCTCAGTAGCCCCACTCGCTAGCCATTGATTTACCATTGTGGTAATATCCATTTCTATATCTTCGTCCCCAATGTCAAAATGCTGAGTTGCATAAGAAGTTGTTGACGCTGTTGGGTCTAAATACACTCCAGGTTGATCCCAAGTTGTAGTTGAATTTGAAAAATTCCAATTCGAATATCCACTAACTATTGGGCTACCCTTCTGTTTTACAAGATAATGTTCTTTTAAAATGTCGTATCCACGACCCTCATCAAAATCTTTATTTACTGGAAAACATACAAGGTCATAAGAGGCAGCTATTGATTTTTCAAGTGTTTCAAACTCATATTCTGCCTCAAGTACTCTATTTCTTGGAATAGAATTTTTCATTTTAAGCTTATAAGAAACAACGCTACCAGACATAATTTCTTTTGAGTTTATTTTAGATAATAAATCTACAAGGTTGAAACTGGCAATATATCTACTATAAGAGTTTCTTCTGGCTAAAGCTGTATCGGTTCCACCGCCACCATACCATAGGTCTGCAACAGCGTTTTGACCACTATTATATCCAGCATATAAGCCACTTGCAATTGTGTTGTTCTTATTTGCGTAAATTCTTAAAATCATGCCCTTTTTTTTATTATAAATAGAGAGTTATATTGTTTTTTGACCAAAAAGCCTTATGTCTTTGTTTTTTTTGTAAACATATTTATATTAAATAATAAAAATGGCTATAAGCATAAAATTTCCATTCCAAGAAGGCACTGAAGGTGGCATATTTAGATACAACATTACCACACCTGAAAAGGTGAGGACTAATCTTGTTTCGCTTCTCACAACAAAAAGAAAGCAAAGGCCAATGAATAATGATTTGTATTCCCCATTATATGATGTCATTTTTGAACCCTGGGACGAAATAACATCTGACAGATTACAAAATGATTTGCAAAACAAAATAAACAAGTACATACCAGAAATTTCCATAGAAGATATAGTGTTCACTTTTGACGAATATACCCTAGTGTTAAACACAAAAATAATATACTCAATTTTTGAATTATCTGATGCCCAAGATTTTGTAGAAATAGATATTCAAACTCAACCAACTAACTAAAAAAAACAACAATGGCTACTCCACAAGTAAATTATTTAAGTAGAGATTATTCTTCAATAAGAGAAGATCTTATAAATTATTTAAAAGCATTTTTCCCAGATCAATGGCAAGATTTTAATGTTGCCTCTCCTGGAATGGCGTTATTAGAATTAAATGCCTATGTTGGAGATATACTTTCTTATGTGGCAGATAAAAAATTTAATGAACTTTTTATTGATGGAGTTATTGAAAGAAAATCTGCTTATAGATTAGCTAAAACTTTAGGTTATAGCATACCAGGAGTAAGGCCAGCTTTAACATTAGCTCAAATTACAATTGAAGTACCTGTAACAGCTAACGGTCCAGATCCTGATTATTTACCTTTATACAGACCAGGTGTCCAAATAAAGGGTGCTGGGCAAGTATTTGAAACAGTTTCAGAAGTAGATTTTTCAAGAGATTTTAGCGAAACTGGAGATCCAAATAGAATTATACAACCTATTCTTAACGGAAATCAAGATTTAATAAGATATCGTATTATTAAACAAGAAAAAATAAAAGCAGGCGTTACAAAAATTTTTAAAAAGGAAGTAACAGCAGATGATGCTAAACCCTTTTTTCAAATTACTCTTCCAGAAAATAATGTTTTAGAAATTGTAAGTCTTATAATAATGCCATCTCTTGGAATAAACACAAATCCAACTTATGAAGATTTTAATGACTTTAGTTTAAAGTTTTGGGAAGTAGAATATTTACCAGAAAATTTTTTATTTGTTGAAGACGGTACAGTGACCGCAAGTGATTCTTATAAAAGAGGAACCTATATGGAAGTGGAAAAAAGATTTATAAAAGAATTTTTAACCGATGGTACATGTAAAATAACCCTTGGTGGCGGAACTTCAGATTACAATGCATACTCAGATTATCTAGATGCTTTGTCAGGTGAAAAATGTCCACGAAACGAGTTAAGTGTTTCAACGGTTTTAAATAACAACGCTCTTGGTGTTATGGTTCCACCAAACTCAACAGTGTTTATAAAATATAGAGTTGGTGGAGGTTCTTTGAGCAACGTCGGATCAAACACACTTCAGGAAGTTGGAAATATAGATGCAATTATAACTGGCGCTGACCCAGTTGCAAATCAACGTGTGATTTCTTCTACCAGAGTTAATAATCCAGTACCTGCTATAGGTGGAGTTGGTCTTCCAAGTGTAGAAGAAATTAAATATAATATTGCAGCAAATTTTGCAAGTCAAAAAAGGTGTGTAACTCTTGAAGATTACATATCTAGATCTTATCAAATGCCTGGAAAATTCGGAGCTCCTTTTAAGGTTCACGGACAAATTGAAGACAATAAAGTAAAGCTTTATATTTTAACAAAGAGTTCTGATGGCACACTTATATCAAATTCTACTTCTGATATAAAAAATAATTTAGCTCAATTTTTAATGCCATATAGAATGATTAATGATTATGTGGAAATTAATGATGGCAAAGTTGTCAATCTGCAAGTTGAAGTAGATCTTTATGTGAATAAAGATTTTAATGTGAACGAAATAAAAGCCAACTGTATTGCTATGGTTGCAGACTTCATGGACATTAACAAATGGGAAATGAATCAAAATATTTATATTTCACAAATCACTGATATATTAAGAGAGGTGCCAGGTGTTATAAACGTTGTTGATATTAGATTTTTTAACATGGAAAGTGGCGGATATTCTTCCACTCTTTGCTCACAGGCTACTGGAAATAGAACCATTACAAATGCGGGTGGTTTTAGAACACAAATAGAGTACATTGATAACTCTATATTCGGTTCTCCATTAGCTATGTGGGAAATAAAAAATACCTCATCCGATATAAGATGTAGGGTTGCGTAAATTTAAATATGACTACAGAAGAAATTTTATATAAAACATCTAGGACTGGAACAACAGTATTTTATTTTGTTCCAAATATTAGCGAAGGTCAAATTCCAGATTTGGTTGATTTAACTTGGGTTACATTAAATGGAAATGGCGCACCATTGGAATACGGATATTTTAAAGATTCTAACGAAATTTGGATAAATAAATTAGTTAATTCTTATTATATAAACTCCCAATTAAGCGCCACATCTACTATACACATAACTGGTTATAGTAAGGTAGAAATATTTAATACAAAAATAGAAGACAATCAAAAAGCAAACATTAAAAGTAAATTTACCAATGGTGTTTCAGAAGTTTATAAAAACGAAATAATACAATTTAACAATAATGCCTCAGAAGATCTAAAATCTTCTTTGTTAGACCCATTAGCCACATCAAGTCAAATACGCTCTTCTTCTGAATTTATCACCCAACAGAATAGTAATTCTACTTCTATTTTATTAACACCAATAGTTATCTTTAATAATGCGTTGATAGACGATATGTTTGCAAACATAAAATTATCTAGAACTTTTGAAACTCTAGATACTTTAAAAGTTTATAATAAAACAATAAACAGCATACCATCTCAAGAATCTTCCACTGGTATTCTTTATGGAAAATTAGAGGCTAAACAATTAATAAAAGATTCAAAAGGCAACAACATCAAGATTCCGCTAAGAAATGTTCCAATTGGAATTTTTAACCCAGATGATGAATTCCCGACACCTTCTTCTATAAATGACGATGGAGATAGAATGTTTCTTAATATAAAAGAAAATGCTAAAAATGATTTATATTTCGATTCTATTGCTTATGAACTTGATCAAAATTTTTTAAGGTCTGCTTCACAATTTAATACTGTTCCATCTAAATTTAAGCACATAACAATAACAAATGATAATGGCGAATTTTTTATTTATGATGCTCCAATAGGAAATAAAATTTTAGTTTTTGAAGTAGATTTATTTAAGCAAGGTTTAACTTATGATGAAATTGTTTTAAATAATTTTCCATTTCCAATAAACGAGGGTATATCCAACGGACAACTACCTTGTTATTATTATAATCAAGTGCCAGTAGATATTGTTTCAACATGGGGAACCAACCAAACTGGTTATACAGAATTAGATGTATCTGTTAATTTAGATTTAAGAAAATGGACCACATACATATTTGCACCTGGAGCATTTGGAAAAGAAAAATTAGAAATAACAACAGCTAAGAATGCGGCAAATACATTAAAAATCGAAGTTAGAGATATGACCCTTGAAGGGTTTCCGACAAAATCTGTAACAGTTGCACAAATAGCTGATGATTTAGATAGAAAACCAAACTCTAGATATAATTGGACAAACGAATTCACTGATCAAAAAAGCAAGTTGCAATATGATCAATTTGGGTGTCATGTTTTAAAATTGCCAGCTAATTTATATGACCCAAATGGTTACAGAACAGATCTTGATGGCGTTCCAACAAATCAAAAAGGTGTGTGGTTAACAGCATATCAATTTAAAACTTATATAAATGAAGTTATTTGTTATAGAACAACTGGTGGTTTTTTAAATCCTGGAAACAACTTTTTTTATAGTCATTTTGACTTAAACTACACTGGTTCAATTACTGGTAATGGTACTGCGCCAATTTTTGGTTTGGGCCTTGGAACATCCATTTATAGTAAACCTTGGTCTATATCTTTTCCAGAACCATATAAAATAACAAAAAAACCAATTGCGCAAAGATATTTTGGAGGCGATCAGAGAACAATAAAATCACCTTATATAGTTGAAGAGCCTTGGTATAGCGATGGAGATCTTGTTGGTGTTATGGTAGACCCAGCTAGTGGTAATTCTGCTAACGCTGGTGGATTCGGCCTTCAAAACTCTGTAACATTTGGCAATTATGTAATTAATAGAATAGGTCAAGTTGCAACAAAAAATTATATGTATAAATATGAAAAAGAGGTTGCTTGGAACGAAACTTACGCAAACGGTTTTCAACCTTTTTGGACTCAAGCAAGAAAAGGACCCTATGATTCTACAACACCAAATGATCCTAAAATGTTGTTGGCTGGAATGTCATCTGTAAACAATGGAGAAAAATACCAAAGATTAGAATGTGGTTATGGGTATTTTATGAAATATCGTGAATGGCCTAGAGTTTTTAAAATAGAGTGGGGAGCTGATTTTTATTATATGCCAGATACAATGTGGGCTGATGGTCCAACTGGAAATAAAGGTGCTCTTGATGGCCCAGAAGATAATCCAGGCCCAGGATACACATTGCCTCAAACTTATAACAATAATGGCTTTTCATCGTATCAACCATGGATAAACCAAATTTATAATTTAGAAAATAAAAATATTGTTTTTGCTTTTAACAATAAAACAGTTAGAAGAAACACTATTGATATTTATAGAATAGTAAAATCTGGAACTGACAATATTAGTATCCCTCAAAATTTTGTTATATTAACTGCGACGAGAATAGATTTTGGACATGTTAATCGTGCGTATTCAGTTAAAATAACTAACGCTGGAGAAATTGACTCTGTTATGATTAACAGATTTAATGATAGAATTTGGATTGAAGGTGGCGGTATATCTGCAAGATATATATCTCCAGGTGATTCTTTTACATTAAAACCAAACTCATATATTGTTATTGATGAAACAACTAGAGAGGGCTTTAAGCAAGATGTAAACTATTGTTTAGATTACACGGTTATAACTTTTCCTGGAAACGCTTCATTTAATGTAGAAACAAACAAATATGAAAAAGCTAATTATAATTTTAGACTTCTTGTAAATGGTAAGGTGGAAAAAGATAGTAAAAGATTTAATGACGCTGGTGAGGCGTTAACATTTACAAATTATCCCCCTCAACTTAGTTTAGTAGCAAAGATAGCGCCAGATACACATGCGTTTTATTCTAGACAATACGTTGACGACAAGGAGAGTCAAGGTATAAATGTTGACGGTCAAGCTAAGAAAAATGATAACAGAATTTATAGTATGATTCTTACTTAAAAAAAATGGACGATAAAAAGAAAATACTTTTAGGTGATTATGATATAATCTCAAAAGACAATGAAGACTTGTTTTTAAATGTAGAATTGCAACGTACCTTTTCTGAAGTAAAGCAAGAAAGGCACGATATAGTTTTTGATGTTTATAAACAATGGACAAAAGAAAGAAATAATTCTAGAGATTTTAGAATATATGGAATTATTGATTCTAATGTTGTTAATACTAATAATACAACTCTTGTTATATATTATGATAAGGATATTGAAGAGAGTAATTTTAAAGAAATACAAACTACAAGCCTAGTATATGGCGGCTATAATGTGTATGGTTTTAAGAAGGGAAAATTTTTATTAGAATTACAAGATTACCCATATGATTTTGTACACATTAAGTTTTTAGGAGATGGCGTTAATACAAACGATCAGTTTTTTACTCAACAACTTGTTTTTAGAGATGCCGAGCAAAGTATAATAGATTATGGAACTCAATCTATTGAAATTGATGATAATGGAAATACTGTTACTATCAATAACGATTTCTACTTCTTATACAATAAACACTGGATCAAAAAAGATTTAATTATCTCAAAGAAATAAAAGAACAATATTTATTATTATGGAATATTCTCTTGAGAACATACAAAAGTTTAAAATTTTTGCAAGAACCACACCAACCGATGATGTTGGTGGTTACAAATTTGTACACGAGGGAAATGTTAGAACTGCACAGTCAACACCGCAATTTGATTTTTTTATTCCATTAATGTTAACGAGAACTGGCAGTTTAAGTGAATATGTTGAGATTTTTAGAGATACAAGTATTTATAAAATAGAACGTCAAGAAGTTAATCCATGGTTTTTAGAATTTAGTTTTTTCGATTCTATTAAATACAACAAGCCAACTGTTGGTTCTGGTCTTACTCAGGTAGTTATTGATTATATAAGAAGAGCAATGCCAGAAACAGAAAGCATGAACAATGATCAAGTTAGAGTGTGGTTTGATACAGTTGGTTATAACGATTTACCTTGGTACAAAGGCCAATCAAATGAAATAACAGCAGATTTTTTAGATAAACTATCTTTAAACAATGAAGATATAGTTTCAAAGGCTTTTTTTAGAAAAATAGATATAAATAAATAATGCAAACGTTTCAAATACTATTAAATAAGTCTTATACATCTACAACCATAAGTCAAGTTAGCCAACAACTAACAAATGAATATTATATGTATCAGACAAATAATGGCGGTGGAATTGTTAATTTTTCTAATGTTAGAGGTTTTTTAAATGATTCTAAAAACCAACAAATTATTAATGACTTTTTTGCTTATTTAACTGGAAGCACAACTAAAGAGCAAACTATAAACATAGTAAGTTCCGATGAAAAATTGTCGAATGTTTTTAATGATTATTATCAAAGATTAACTAAATCTGCTAGTACAAGAGCCAATTCATCAAGAGCAGACGATTTTTCAAGTTTAACAAGTGCGTTATCCGTGGATTCATCAAGCTCTCAAGGTTTTTCTATTACAATATTAAACAACAATGAGGGCTCTAGCAGTCCATCATCAGAATCCAATTCTTCACCAGTTTCAAACTTTAATACATCAAATGTGTCTTTGGGTTCTGAGGTATCTGCAACGTCAGCTGGTTCTAATACTTCTGTTTCTCCAACATCACAAGATTCAAGTGCTGCAGTGTCAGCATCAGCATCTGCGGATGTATATGGAGGACTTTCAGATTCTATACCACAAATTCCAAAATATAGCATGACTGCTACAATAGCAAAAAATTTAGCTGGTGGTTTTGGCTCTATTGAAAAAGTATTTTATCATGATTGGGCTAGCGAAATTTTCCAAATTGGAAGACCAAACCCAAATTTAATACCAGCTATAGCGATTAAACAAGAATTAACAGGTATTACACTAAGTATAGCAGGCGGCACGCTCTCTACAAGAACTAAAAATATATGGGTTGACACAACTTCAGAAGAAAGTTATTACATACCAGTTTATCTTCAAAGATCTACAAATCAAATTTCAAGAAATAGTTATTCTGCAGATTTAATTATACTTCCAAAAAGAACACTATCTTCTTACCCAGAATACAGCGGAATTACAGAAGGTTTAACTACAACGCCAACATCTACAAGAATAAGCACCATATTAGATTCTTTTGTGGATTTAAATATAGAGACAGATGAGTCTAAATTTTACGCAATAACAATCGCCCCAATTGCTGTTGCCGCAACTACTGGTGGAAATACGGCACCAACTGGAACCGCTTAATTTTGTTTTTGTGCGATAATTTACTATTATTAATAAAAAGTAATTATTTTTTCCTGTTATTTATAGATAAATTAATACAAAAAACATGGCTGTTGGAATTTATGGAAATCGCAAATTATCAGACGTATCTGAATCAGATGTAGATATATTTTATGCTTATAGCCCAGATAGAAATACTTTGGGCGACACGCAATTTGTACCACTCTTTAATTCAGTAACCACAAATGAATTTAGAAAAATGCTTGGGGCAGATGGCGGATATAAATTGAGATTGCCAGCTAGTACTTTTAATAAACTAGGTTTTTATACAGTTTTGATTAAACCAAAAGCTTTTGAAACGACAATATTAGATTGTAGTTTCATTGTCACAAACACAAACCAAGAATTACAAATTTCGAAGAAAGGAATTATAATACCAAAGCTACAATTTCAAAGCGCAGGAAGTCTTGTTGGATATCAAATTGAATACTTTAACACGAATGGTGAAAAAATAAGAAATTTTCATAGAATAGTTACTAGCAGCGATCTTGTTAGCATAAGCTCAAATAGTAACTCTTCTAGCCCAAGTTCCACATCTTATTTTTTAGATCCAAATGGTACACAATTATTTTTAACTTTGACACCAGATGAAGTATCTTTAATTACAAATCAAACAAGTCCAGATCTTGGAATTAAAGGGCAAAAAATAATAATTTCAAATACCTTTTTTGACCCAGCCTTGTTAGAAGTTGAAATGGTTGATCAAACGATTAAGACACTTTCTTATGTTCTTTTGGGAAATGCTGTAAGAGATTTATCAAATGGAGTACTTTCAATATTTGATGACGCTGGAAATTTATATACACAATACAATCTTTTAACCAGAAAATCTACATTTAATAATGCTAATCTAGATATTAAAGAGAGACGTACAAACATAAATTTGAACGAGAATTATTTCAATACATCTCAAGGAATTTAATATACTTTTCCTATAATGTACCAATTTTCACCAGTGCCAATAAAGGTTACTGATTCACCTGGAAATAATACATACGGTGGAACAACGCCATCAATTTTCTTTCCGCCAGCTGTTATAACAGAAATTGTTGGTGTAGAATTATTGGCATTTTTCACAGTAATCATTCTTCCATTTGTTAATGTTGGCAATGTAATTGTTGATCCAGGATCTATACTAACAGCTAAAAAACCATCATTTAAATTAAAAGCATAAGCTCCACCGACTACAGTTTTTAGAGCTATTCCATTAAAATTTGCTGTGCCAGAAAACGAATTATTCAAGGAAATGTTTCCTTGACGATAAGTAACTGCAGATAATAAAAGTTCGGTATTCATTATATGTAAGCATTAGTTATATACCATTCAGCTCCACCATCACTTTGTAGTGTAACAGCCTGCAAAGGACTTAATGTAACACCACTTCCAACACCATCTATTGATCCACTATCTGGAATTATATCCATAGTTCCAGCTCCATAATTTTTGCAAATTATTATTCTAAATTCCCCATTTGGAGCTGGTAAATATAAATTACCACCAGTTTGCACAATAAAAGTGTCGCCAGGCTGAATATAATATGTGCTTCCAGTAGATATAGTTTTTAACGCTATTGCGTTTAGATTTGCCGTACCAGAAAAAGCGGCATTTATAGCAACTCTTCCTTGGTTGTAGGTGTATGCTGTTGATATTAATTCGCCATCCATTTTTGTTTTTTTTATAAATATGAATAAAATAATAAATTAGTAACCTACAGGTATTTCATCTGCTTTTGAACCCCAAGTGTCCAAAGCATTACCCCAAAGATTTGCAATACGGAAGTTGTAAGTTGTGTTTCCAGCTATAGCAAAATTCCTAGCTTCAGTTAAATAACCTCTATAGTTATTATAAATAGTATAATCACCTGGTACAAGACCAGAGTAAGAATAAGTACCAGCAGAACTTATAAATGCAACTAGAGTGCTACCGTTTGGCGTTATTAAAGTTGTTGTTCCACCAGAAACTAAACTTCCTGTAATTGTACCACTAAGATAAAAAACAGAGAATGTGTTTTCGTAATCTAAAGAAGGTGGAACAACTGGGACTACATCAGTAGCTGTGTGAATAGAGTCTATTTCAACTAATACACTACCGCTTAATGAAGTACTTAAAGTTTGTGCTGTATATGGTGAAGAAAACGCTACAACAGCCCTTCTAACATCAAATACGTCAATTATTTCTTTTGAATTTCCTATTCTGTAAATAAATTCAGTATTTGACTGAATAGGTATTTGTGTTGTGTAAACATTTTTTGTTGTAGAAGCTTGTGAGTCTACACCATATGTAACGTTTTGTAAAACCTGTACATTGTCTAATGTTTTTTCTACAGTATAATCTACTATACTTGTTCCTGTAAAACCAGTGTTAAAAATATCATAGCAAATTTGCACAACACACGAATCGGCCTTGTCTGAATTTGACCATCTAAATTCAGGTGTAAAAGTTGTAATATCACCCTGTGTAATTGGATATTCCATTATGGGTTGATCTGGTACTACAAAATATGTAAAAAAGTGTCCAGCAACATTTAGACCAAAATATGTTGATGCTGTAATTGAATGTATTTCAGAGCTTGTTTGCCCAGTAAAAACATCACTCCACGCCTCTGTAGCAATTGTTGTTCCAGTAGTTCCAGTTATTGTGTATTTATCTACATAATCTTTTTGAAGATTTAAATAGAAAATCATTTTAGTCTTTAAAAAATATTGAGCTTTATCAGTAAGAGCCTCTTGTTTATATGAACCCAAACTTGTAATAAATTGTTTAATTGGAATATCATAAATAGCCCCAGTTATACCAGTTGTAGAAGCCGTAATTGTACTTATCGGATTTTCAAAATAAGCTTGTATTGTAGATAAATCATTTGGTGTTAAAGGTTGTCCAAAAAACTTTTCAGGAATTGGAATTGGATTGTTACCAGATTTTAATGTTTCTTGATTTTCTAAAGCTTTATTTTTTGTTCCAGCTTTTGAATCTGTTGAACTGGCAACGTCATTTTTGTTTACAAAACTTGGTTTATTAGTAATTTGATTATCACTGTAAAGTCTATGAACATCATAACTTAATTTGTAAAGTTCGTGCACAAAAAAACTATTTCCGCTTAAACTAAAAGTATTAGATGTAAAAATAAATCTTAAAGGAGGATTACCAACATTTGTAAAAATAGATGTTGAATCTTGGTCATAGTAATTTGGTGTTCCGCCGTAAGTAACATATTGAGGAACCCTAAACACATAAACGGGTGAGGTGCCATCATTTGCATCAGCAAAATTATTGTTATAAAACACCTGAGACGCAGTTGTACTGTGTCCAGCTGTAATAGATCTTATTTCTTTATTTATTGGCATTTTATAAAGTTGAAATTATTTGAATTTTTTCTCCCACATCTAAAAAGTCTAAACTAGCTCTTACAGCAGATATAGATGCGTTAATATTTGTATTTAGTATAATATCTACTGTGGCAGCTTTTATACTAACTGTATATGGAATGTGAACATTAATAACAACGTTTTGTACTGTAATATTATCGTAATGAAAATCGTTTATAGCTGGTCTTAAATGAAGTGGCGTAACAACTGGATTTAAATCAGGTGGTAAGTGACCCTTAAATTCAGAACCACGATTTACTCCTTCTTTATAAACAAATTTTTGTCTATTAAATATTGTATTTCTTATAGTAGTTCCACGTGATTCCAATATTGTCGTTGCTGGCAACAATTGTAAAGTATAGTTTGTAAAATTCATTTCAAGAAGATTTAGAAATGCTTCTAATCTCTTAAATGTTAATTTGTGTGACGATGGATTTTGCCAATAATAATAAGAAAGATAAGCGTTCTTTAAACCGTTATATGTTGAAATATTAAAAGTGTTTAATATTTCATCTGTATTGCTTGAATTATATGTATTGTTTCCAGTTGTTTTTCTATCACGAGGATCAATTAAATTTGCGTAAATATAATTTAACCACTCATTAATTGTCATTGCACTTATTGCTCCATTCGCCATTACATTAGCCGAAACAAGATATTCTGCTGGTACTGTTGTGGATGTTAATAGCCATGTTGTTCCAGTTTGTTGTTGATAAAAACCAAACACACCACACTCTATAGCTGCAGCTGGATCAAGAGACATTCTAAATTCTTTTGAATTTATTGTGTCTTGAGAACCGTTTACTCCAGAAAAACCAACAATAACTTTGCCGTTGTCTATTGTTTTATTTGGATTAAATTCTGGTGTCCATTGCGTAATATAGTCGTGGCCATTACCTCTTCCTGAACCACCCTCTTGAAATATGTATCTACTTTGAGAATAATCAATGTAACCATTATCGTTTATTTTATTTGATAAACTAGTTGTACCGCTAGTTAAAGCATCTTGATAAACGTTATTAATTTTATAAACAAATTCATCTAATTGCACCATACATTCTGGCGCTCCCATTAATTTAAATAAAAATGTTAACCCGTCCCTGGTTCCTTTTTTCTTGTATAACCAATTTATGTTTATTAAAATTCTTCTCCATATCTCAACGTTAAAATGAGAGTAAGAAGTACCTTCACCATCTACGTCCGCAGATAAGTATTCGAATAAATCTACTTCATTAAAAGAATCTACTAATTTCCATCCAAGTAAATTGCTTAATTTATGCATGAATTTTTGAGGCACACTTTCTGTGCCGTCATATTCTACAGAGTGAGCATAAGCGATTCCATCTATATAATTTTTTATTTGATCAAATTCATGCGCATATGCTTGAACTGTGCTTTTATAAATTTGATTATCTGAATCCATATCCAAAAAAGTATCTGGAATCATGGTTCTTAACATGATGTTTGTTTTAGAATCATCTATGTTCGCAGCAGCTCTTAAAATACTGTCTTTATAATCATCAAATTCAGTTCCAAAACTATCTGGCGCAAACCCATCTATTGTTTTAGGCCAAACAAAACTAGTTTCTGTATAACCAGAATCAGTTTCTATATTTGGTACTAAAAGTTTTTCGCCATATAACAGATGTTTTTCTAGGCTGCTTAAATTTAATTTATATTGAGAAAATCTTTTTCTTGAAGGTCTTATATAAATTGGTGCTGTACTAGAACCAATTATTTCCTCTAAAGATCCACTTATAACAAAATATAAATAAGAATCAGTACCAGCAGAAAAACTATACTCTGTAATAGGAACAATGTTTGTCATTCCAGTTGTTGTAGATCCGCTTAAATCAATAGCAAACTCTGTATAGCTATCAACTAAACTGAATACGCCATCCATTGTGGAACCTGAATTCAAAATTATATTTCCCTGATTTGATATTGCTGAATAAGGTACTTTAAAAGAAGAAATTCTAACTCCAGTCATTGTGTTTGCAGAAGTTACATAATCATAAATTGTTGTTCCAGTACCATTATCATATGAAAGTATGGCGTATGGGAAATTTGTAATTATACTATTTATTGAATTCGCTACCTCAGTATAAAAAGAACCAAAATAAGAATAACTAAACGCATCATTTGGTTTTAAATTAAGTTCGTTTGGGTTAACAGAATAAGATTGTGGTGGTGTAAAATTTTTTATACCAAGAGTTTCAAGAGTTGAAAAAGAATCAAACTTTAAACTTTCATTGCTTCCAGTAATTGATACCGAGGCATTATCTTTATAAATTCTAAAATCACCAAATGTAAAAATGGAGTCAGAATTAGTATTCAACAACCTTTTATCCTCACCAGGTCTGTAAAAAACCGATAAGGTATCTGCTGAGTTTGGCGTAATTAAGTTGCTTGACACGGTAATTCTATTTTTTTATATAAATATTCGTAAAAAAGATTTCGATTATAAAGCAAAATCTAACAACTATTTACATTCTTAGTCTTATTTATTATTTTTTTTTACTAATATTTATAGGAAATTGTAAAAAATATGAGTTATCTACAACAAGAGCCATTGACCTATTTAAACATCAAATTGACAGATGATGGAAGAAGATTGTTGTCACTCGGTCAATTAAGTTTTTCCAAGGCTGTATTATCAGATAGGGAAATAAAATACGATTTCGATAATACAAGCTCATATAATATTTCTTGTCTTGATAAAATCATTGCCCCAAAAGATGCAAACCCATTATTGCCACTTTATAATTTTGATGGTACTGACCCAATTCCATTTAGTACAATTGCTTCAGCAAGACAAATAGTTTCAGCATCAACACCTTCAACTGGCTTTTATACTGGTTCTTCTTCAAACTGGGCACTTGATACAACGAAAATGCTTGGCAAATCAGTTATTACATATTCTAAATTTACACCAAGCGGATCAACATTTATAAAAATGTCTGGCGGAACATATTTTCCAAAAGGTGGAGAATTAATGTTTGTACCTTGGAAACCTATTCAAAATAGTGGAAACACTAGTGTATCTACAACCTTAGTTGGTTCTGGAACGCCACTTGTTTCTCTTTGGTATAGAGTTATAAGTGCAAATACAGCATCTTCAACTGTTTGGTTAGATAGACCATTACCAAATTTTGGCGCTACTATCGCCACTTCTTCTTTATCTGCAAATACATATTTTTATCCATTTAGCGGAGTTGATACCTACTATGGTTCAGCTACTACTTTGGCTACTCAAGTTTGGAATATGAATATAGTTCGAACAAGTAGTGTTATGGGAACAGATGGAACCATGAGTGCTTATACCACATATGGTTCTGTTGACTATAATGGAAGTAAACAATATTTTGGTTTTTCTTCTGAAACACGTGCGCTCGGAATAGTCCATTATTCAAATAAATTTAGTGGAAATACCTACGCAGAACAACTTATAGAAGGCACAGTTGTGGTTGATATGCCTCACATAATGTGGCACAATTCTACTGCAAGTGCTGGCCAAGCAAATACTTGGGGATTATCTCTTTCTGATGCGGCTGGTCCAACAACATATGATGCTTTAGCTGGAACATCTTATAGACCTCTAAGGGACGGCACCTCTACAAGTGATATGATTGTTGGTAGAGTTTATCATAAATTAAAAATGATGATAATCACAGATCCAGAATTGCTTTGTGCTCTTACTTATAAATCAAATAGAAACTTTACGCTTCCAGCTTTGTCTTTAAGTACAAGTTTTGCGCCAAAATATCCTTTGTCAACATCTGATGCAACAGGTATTTTAGAAACTGGTTACACTTATTATGTTACCTATCTTGTGGATAACGAATGGGTATATTCTCCAGCTGCAACTGGTCTTACATATGGTTATCAAACGCCTTTAAATTGTAACTATATTTCTCAAATTGATGGCGTGAATGACAGTAATGGAAATCCTCAATTTTTAAGAGTTGGATTTGCCTCTAATGGTTTTCCTTTTTTAAGAAGTGGAACTGGGATGGAAACATACTCTGGTACTGGATGGAATGCAAACAGAGTGCAATTAATGGTTAACAAAGTTAACAATACATTGTATCCAAATATGAAAATTGATAATTTGCCATCTGATAGTTGGAAGTTGATTTCTTCATCTTTATCTGGCGGTAATGGTATATACAGTGGAACAAGCACTTCATCAATTGATGCAACTTCATTGCTTACATATAATTATATTATATCACAAGAAGATTATAATTCAGGATCCACTTTTGCTCTTAGCAATCGTTATTCTGCATTTACTCAGAATACTAGTTATTTAAATAGTGGCCTAACATTTGGGGATGAATCATTTTTCTTTGGAAATATAACGTGCGATATAATGGCGACAACGTTTAAGAGTGTTTTAACAGTATTAGCATCAAACTCAGCATTCAACTCTTCAAATAACCCTTCGTTTAATTCAACAATAAACTTAGATACATATATTTCAGAGGTAGGTGTTTTGGATTCTAACAATGTACTTGTTGGTATAGGTAAGTTTACTTATCCAATACCAAAAAATTCAAGTAGGTTTTTAGCGTTTCAATTAGAAATTGATTTTTAATAAAAAAATTATATTAATATTTATAAAAAAATAAACAATGGGAAGAATAGCTTCGGCATCAACAGTATACGCAACAGCATATTTATCTGAAAAAGGTAGATCGTATCTTTTTAATAAGGGTAATATTCGTTTCGATGCCAACGGAAATGATTTATTTGAAATCTTGGCATTTGGCCTGGGAGACCCAGATACGAATTACGCTACAAATGTAAGATTAGAGTCTGGAGATATTCCAGATATTACTGGAAAATCAGAAGACTGTATTAAATCAACAGCAGACTACATCCAATCTACATTAGTTTATTACGCAGTTGACGCAATGGCCTTCGTAGATCCGCAATATTCAACAAATATTGTTGGTAATATTTTGTATTTAAACACTGATGCTGGAATGCCAGCAAATGCTGCTACGGATACTCCACCAGTACCACCTCCAGTAGTTGTAGTTACTAATACTCCTACTTCGGCGGCAGCAGCAGCGTCTGCATTCGGTGTACCAGGAGGAGATGACGTTTCATCACACACTGTACTTGTAACTTCTACTTCAGCAGTCGCTGGTACTTTATTAGGTGGTGGTATTACAGGTATTCGTAAATCTCTTAGACAATAATAAATTTTAATAAGCGACAAATAAATAAAAAAAATGGCAGCAGCAACCAATACAACATCAGCAGCAATAATCCCGTCAACTCCAAATACGGCACCAAGTGCAATTGCTTTTAAGCAAGAAATCATATTTTCAACAGTTGACAAAAACAATAATAACGCCCCTTTAACAGAGGCTTTTATTGTAAGCGGACCTACTTCTCCAGGAGTTACTCAAATAAATCTTGGAGGTGGCGGTGGAACAAAATGTGTAATACCACTTACTACAACCTCTGGAAATGGAGCGCCATTTTTAAAAGTGCACTTTCCAACAGTTGGAAATATAATGTATGTAACATTTTGTGTATCTAATAATTTAATGCAAGATGGTTATTATGATTATAAAACTGGTGTTCCAGCTTCTTTTGTAACAGCTCTTAGAGCTTGGATAAATACAAATCCAGCAACTGGTCAACCATATATAAACTCAAATGGTACACCAATAGTTAGAGCAAGAAATTTAAAATTTATTGCTTACGGCGCAGGTACAAATAAACCTGGAAACGCTGTAACTTTCTTTTTAAAATATCAAGGAACTTTTGGTGGTCAAGCAGTTACGGCAGCAACAACAGCATCTACAGCATAAGCTTAAATAAATTATATAATTAAAAAAACAAAAACATGGCATCACAAATTTTTAAAGCTGTAGCAAGTACAATATCAAATAGACAAGAAACGTCAACAAACGTTACGTTAAATGGAAGTGGTATTACTTATACATTATGCGACAGAACAGATACAACAAATAAAAAAGCAAATTATTTTACTTCTTTTAATTTGCCAAATATTTATTCTGATCTAGCAAGTGGAAGTACTTTGGCTTTAGCTAACCCAGAGATACTTCAAATAAATGTTGATAGAATTGTAATAATGCCTATTGATAAATCAAGTTACAATGAAATAATTGATGGTCGTAGCTTGACAATTAAAGTTCCTCAAACATTAGTGTTTAACTCAACAATGAGTTCGAAAACAATTGTTTCAAGCACATACTCTTCTTTAATGAAAAAAGAAAGCAATGTATTTTTAGGAAATAATATTGCTTTCTTATTTTGTGATGAACTCAATTTACCATACACTGGAACTACAAACGCTGGAACAAATACAAAAAGTTCAGTTACCACATGGAATACAACATCTTACGCTTTAAGACCAGCAGCTATACCGTATTCAGATCTTGATATCACTAGTGATATTAACACAGATAAAAGACCATCAAATTCAATTAAATATGCAACGCCTGTAACGGCTGCATATCCAAATAACACAAACCAAGGTTATAATTACGATATACCTTGTGGAATTGTTTGTTTAGATAAAGGATTTATAGTTTTAACACACCCGTCAATTGTTGATAGTATGCCATGGACTCAAGGTATTAAAGCATATTCAAATGCTGCAAATACTGGTGGATCGTCTGGTACAACAGATATTTACTTTAGTGATACATCAAAATCTCAAACTACTTTTACCGATATAAGTATTAGCTTTAAAACCTCTGTAATTTGTATGGGATTACCTGGAGAATTTTACTTTACAAACAATCCAACTTGGGATGCCGCAAAAAATGCGCAAGAATTTAATGCACAAACTCATAATTATGACTCTTTATATATAACTGAAATAGCTTTGTATAACAGAAAAAGTGAATTGATTGCGGTTGCTAAATTAAGCGAGCCAGTAGAAAAAAACTTCACGAACTTGATCACGTTCAACATTGATATTGAAGTTTAGTGGAATTAATTGACTGATTATCAGTAAGTTACATTTTAACTCTTGGGTTTTACTCAAGAGTTTTTTATTTTATTGAAAACCTAAATTTATGCCAGGAATATATCAAATAAAAAACAAAATTAACAACAATATCTATGTTGGATCAGCAAAAGATTTCTCACGACGCATAGGTGAACACACAAAATTGTTGAAAAAAAACAAACACCACTCTTCTTATTTACAACATGCTTGGAATAAGTATGGAGAAGATAATTTTATTTTTGGATTACTTGAAGTGGTTGAAGATTTGTCTCAATTGATTAAGCGTGAACAGCATTACATAGACACTTTAAATCCTGAATATAACATGTGTCCTACAGCTGGCTCTAGGCTTGGGTCTAAAACCACAAAAGAAACAAGAGAAAAAAATCGTCAAAACGCCACCAAATTTTGGCTTGGTAAAAACCTATCAGAAGAAACTAAGAAGAAGATTGGTGATGCCAACAGAGGTAATCAACACACTCAGGAAGCAAAAGATAAGATCAGCGCAAATCATAGCAGACATAATCTTGGAAAAAAATTTTCTGAAGAGTCTAAATCAAAAATGGCAAAGGCTAAAGCAATGCCAATCTCACAATACACATTAGATGGTCAATTTATTCGCTCCTGGGACTCTGGCAAGCATGTTCAGAATGAAACTGATATGAACCAGGGTAACATAAATAAAGTGTGCCTAGGCAAGTATAAACAAGCTTATGGATTTGTTTGGAAGTTTATCTAATATCTTAAATGTGGTTTTTCACTATTAGCAAAAAGCAACACAAGTTTATTGAACATATCTATTTGAATATCGTGATATTCAGTACACGTCATTGTTAAAAGCGGATAATTTTTTAACACATAATTTGGAACATGCGCTACTATGTTAAAAATAAATCTGTTTGGATCATCAGATAATACTCTGATGTGAATATAAATCTCTTTACCAACACTATCAACTCTAGCGTGAAATCTTTTATCCATTGTAAAAGTGTGTATGGGATCAAATCGACCATAAGAAGGATTAAATTCACCATAAAAATGTAATCCATTGTCGTTTAATACAATGTATTCAACATCTTCTTTTTTTATCGGAAAACTTTCAATGAAATCACAAAAAATAAAACTATCTTTATGTATTGTAATACCTGTTTGTTCCTGCATATCTGATTTTAGTATATGCTTATAATATTCCTCTTTTGTCATCATGTTTATTTCTGTTTAGGTGTTGGTTCTGGTGCGTTTTCTGTTTGAGAAGGCAGTTGAGTGGTTATTGGTTTCTCTGTTGAAGTACATTTTTCTTCAGGTTTCATTGGACCACCCTGTGTAGTTTCTGTGAACTTTTCTACTTTTTTCATGTTTTGTATTTTATAAAATATAATACAGTAATTCTAAAAGATAAATAGATTATTTGATTTTCTCGTTTTGTTTCGATATATTATTGAAAACAAAACATGGAAAATAAAACAAAATATATTTTAGGCTTAGATATTTCAACCAGTTGTATAGGCTACTCTCTTTTTAATGAAGATGGAAAACTTGAAACTGCAAGCTATGTAAAGTTTGGAGACAAATTAACATTATTTGAAAAACTAGAAGAATTCAAAAAAGCGATTACTTTTATTAAAGAATATAATGTGGCTTTCATCGCAATTGAGGAGCCTCTTAAAAAATTCATGGGAAAATTTTCATCAGCTACCACAATTGCGTTATTGAATTTTTTTAACGGAATGGTCAGTTCATATTTGTATTTAGAATTTAAAATTGAGCCAGTTTATTTTAACGTAAACCACGCACGTAAAGAGGCTTTCCCAACTATGAAGGTTGAAAAAGAGGGTTCCATAAAACATGAGGTGTGGAATAAAGTAAAAGAATTAGAGCCATTAATTGATTGGAAATACGGACCTAAGTCTAGAAAACTTCTTGACGAAAACTATGATGTTTGCGATAGTTATGTCATAGCATTGTGCATGCTTATCACAATTGACAAACAAAAGACACCAGTTGTCTAGCTTTTTATTGCTAAGTCAATGATTTTTAGCTATATTTGCATGTATGTCCAGCGACAAAAACAATCTTTTAATAATCAATATTGTCCAAGGTTTTCTTGGAACACCCAGACATTCAAGCGGTGCTGAGTCAAGGTTGCAATGGGAATTTAATTGTCCTTCTCCAAAATGTAGAGGTGATCATAATAAATTTAATTTAGCATATCGCTCTGATTCTAAGATATTTAAGTGCTGGAAATGTAAATATAGCGGTTTTGTAACAACTCTTGTTGGTAACCACGGATCAAAAGACGATATAGCCAGGCTAAGGCTGGTTTTGCCAAAGTATGACCAATCTAGCTTTCAAACTTTTAAACGCCCAGATATTGACTATACGTCTATTGCGTGCGATTTGCCAGTGGGATACATGCCGTTATCCCAAGAAAGAAAAAGCAAGCTCTGGGAGCGTGCTTGGGAGTACATGACAATAGAACGAAAAGTTAGTCTTCCACAAATTGATAAGTTTAAAATAGGTTATACAGAAAACGGACCAAGAAAATATAGAATTATAATGCCTTCTTTGAATGCGGCTGGTAGAATTAATTATTATGAAGCAAGAGCTTATTTAAAAGATGCCAAGAGACCGTATTGGAAACCAGACTCACCTCATGTGCACGATATAATTTATAATGAATATTATATAAATTGGGATTTGCCGATTTACTTGGTAGAGGGTGTTTTTGATTCATACAGAATTCAAAATTCTATACCACTACTTGGCAAAACGCCATCTCCTCTTTTGATAAGTAAATTATTAGAGCATAATAGCACTGTAATAATCTGTCTTGACTCAGATGCGTTTAAAGATAGTGTAGATTTTTACAAAATGCTTTCTTCTCTTGGATTAAATGTTTTTTTTATTGATCTAAAGGGTGAAAAAGGTATTTCAAAAATATATGAAGATCATGGGCAAGAAAGATTAAACGAAATATTAAAGCAGCCAAAAAGAATTGATACTCTTTTTGAAATTAATAAAATACTAAACGAATAAAATACGGAGTTAAATGTTTTAAAATATAAAATATGAAAAGATTAATTAATGCAATAAAAATGGGTTTTTTTACATATAAAAATCCAAAAATTTTTCAGCAATATACTTTTAAAATGCTTGCCGATTTATTTGAACTAATTTTAAAGGTATCTCATGAGGATAGGCATATGATGACTCATATTGCTTTTATTCATCCAGAAGACGGCACCGAACATCAGATAGTATCTATTTGGGCTGGAGCTGGTGCCGCTGCAGAACCAACAAAAAGAATAAAAGAATTATTAGAAGAAAACTCTAGGTTAAAAGCATTGTTAAACCAACAAATTAAAAATTAACAACCATTCATGAAAATTGCACATTTAGCGGATATACAATTATTTATTTGTGAATGTCAAATATCTATGCTTTTTTATCATATTTATCAATAAAAACAAATTATGATAAAATGTGAAATATGCAAACAAGAGTTTAAACAAATTAGTAATACCCATTTAATTGAACACAATATAGATAAAAATGAATATAGAAGACTTTTTCCAGAAGCAAAATTGAAAAGTGTTTGGAATTTAGGCTTAAATAAAGAAAGCGATAAGAGGGTTCTAAAAAACGCCTTGGCGCTTAAAGCTAATCACTGGGTTAAAGACGAAGAAAAAAAGAAAAACATATCTAATAAAATAAGTCTTAGTAAGACTGGAGGTAAAATAAGTGAGAAAATTAAAGAACAATTCAGGCAAAAATATAAAGGTCAAGGCAATCCAAATTTTGGTAACACATGGTCTGATGAACAAAAAAAAGAATCATCTGATAGAATGAAAGAAAAATATAAAGATCCAGAATATGTTGAAAAGTTTAAAAATTCTCATTGGAGTAACAATGAAGAAAAAAAACAAATAGTCACAAAAAAAGCTTCAGAGTATATAGCAAATGCAATTAGTTTAGGGATAATTAAAATTAATACTGGATATAAATGCGGCTGGATTTATTCTGAAAAAATGAAACAAGAATTTTATTACATGTCTTCTTACGAACTTAGAAGAATGATTTTATTAGAAAAATCAGAATTGGTAAAAGAGTATACAAACAAACATGGAATAAAATTGCAATACAATAATAAAAAAGGTGGTTTATCTTATTATATACCAGATATTTTAATTACATTTTACAATGGGGATGTACGTTTAGAAGAGGTAAAGGGCTATGTAAGAGATAAAGATGTTTTTACATTAAAAAATGAAGTTGCAAAATCATATTGTAAAGAAAATAATATAGAGTATAAAATAATATTTAAAAAAGATATAGAAAATTTATGAGAATTTGTCATTTAGCGGATATACAAGTAAGATTTGGATCTAGACACGACGAGTACAGAGCTGTGTTTAAAAGCCTTATTGAAGATCTTGAAAAAGTAAAACCAGACAGAATCGTGGTTGCTGGAGATATTAGCCATCATAAAATAAATATGTCTCCTGGTTCTTTTAATTTAATTTCAGAACTATTAATAGGTTTATCAAGGGTTGCACCAACTGATGTGATTTTAGGAAACCACGACATGAACTTGCAACAGTTAGAACAAGGTGATGCAATCAGCCCAATATTCAATCTTTCAAATTTAATTGAAAAACATGCAGATAAAACAGCTTACATTGTAACCGCTGAAAACAAAGATGCATTAGACTATCAAAAGAAAGCTATTTATTATTATCCAGATAGCGGGTTTTACAAAATTTCTAAAGATTTTGTATATGGCGTTTATTCGATGAAAGACAACAAAATATTAACGCTTGAAAAAAAGGAACCTGGCGTTAATTATGTTGCTCTTTTTCACGGTCAAATTTTTGGAGCTAGAGGCGATAATGGCCTTATCATTCATGGAGATACCCATTGGAAGCCAACAGTATTTAACAATTTCGACATTGTCATGATGGGAGATATCCACGAATATCAAACATTTCGTGAAGATGAATCAATGGCTTATTGTGGTTCTCTTGTACAGCAGAACTATGGCGAGGGCGTTGACAAAGGATATCTTCTTTGGAATGTTGAAAACAAAACTCACGAAAGAAAATTTGTGCCAAATGATTTTGGTTTTGCAAAGATAACAATTGCAAAAGGGGAAAAATTTGAGGAGCGTGTTGAGCACATAAAATTTAGTAGCAATAAAAAGAAAACAAAGGTTTATATTGTTTGGGAAGATTATGAGGAAAATTTTTCTCAGGAAAAAGAAAATCAAATTGTACGCCTTGTAAAAGATAAGTATGGATGTGAGGTTGTAAAGGTTCAGTTTGAAGCAATGATAAAAGAAATTGTTGTTGACGAAGAAGAACAACATGGAGAGTTAAAAGAAGTTGAAGAATATTTAAAAGAATTTATAGTTGCTGGAAATTATAATTGCACTTCAGATGAACTTGTTGAGTTGTTAAAATTTCACCAAGAAACAACTGTAGAACTTGGGCTTAATGAAATACAATTAGAAAGTGCAAGGTGGGAATTAAATAAAATTGAAGTGAGCAATATTTTTTCTCTACCAATAACCCCAACAACCATTGATCTTGATTTATTGGGCGGACTTACTGGAATTTTTGGAAGAAACTACAATGGCAAATCCAATGTTGTAAAAGTTTTGGTGTGGGGTTTATTTAAAGAAATTCTAGGCGGAGATTCTAATTCTGCTAAATATATCGTTAATATATACACAGATTCAAATAAGGGATATGTAAAACTTTGGATAACAATTGATGGTAAGAAATATTTAATTGAGAGAAGTGTAAGAACCACACAAAAGAAAGACGGCAGCACATCAAATAGCTACGGTATATCTTATAAAACACTTGAGTTTGAATATGATGAAGAGGGAAACCTTGATAATGAAAAGTGGGAAAATGAAAAATCCGACTCTGCAACTGCTGAAAAAAACGAAGTTGGAAAACTTATAGAAAAAGCAATTGGAACATTTGATGATTTCACAAAAACATCTTTACAAACACAGGGTGGAAAAGATGATTATTTAAACATGACTCAACAGCCAAAAAATAATTTGGTTAGTAAGTATATGGGTTTAGAAACGTATAAAGATAGATACGAATATAGAAATGAAAATTTTAAAGAAATAAAGAAAAAACAAAAAGAGCTTGGAGATAGACCAGCGCTTGAAGATAAAATACACACGCTTCAAATTGAAAGAGATGCAAAGAAAAAAAATTACGATGACTGCGTTTCAGAAAAAGAAAAAGCTTTGCAAAGTAAAGAGGGAGTTGATGTTGAAATTCTAAATTTAACTAAAAAATTAGAAAAGGTAGAGTTTGTTGAAATAAATGATATTGGAAAAATAACTTATAGTTTAAATCAAAAGGATTTAGATTTAAAAAATAAAACCAAAGAAGCTTCTGATTTAACAGAATGGTTAGCTAATAATTTTAAAAAAGAATTACCATTTGACAACACGTTATCCGAAGACCAATTAAAATCTCAGCTTTCAGCAGAACAATCGGCGTTAACAAGAGAAGAAAACTCTAAAAAAACAGTGTTAGAATGGCTTGCTTTAAATGATGTTAAGACCATTGAGTCTGATGCAACAGTTGAGCAATATGCAAAAAGCATAGAGGAAATAACAAAAAAAATATCAACCCTAGAAGGTCAATTATTAACTTTTAAGGGCAAGAGCTGCCCTACTTGTGGAACTATACACCAGCAAGCAAATCCACACAAAGAAGAAGAGTGTATTGAGGAAATTAAAATGTGTAAAGAATTATTGGCGCATAAAAGAAAATTAATTAATTCAAATAACGAAGCTAAGGAACATAACAATTTACATCAGACAAATATTGATAAACTTAGCAATATCAAACAAAGTCTATTAAACAGATTAGATAAAATTTCTTCTATAAAAGAAAAAATAGATTTATTTTCGAGATCTTCAGATATAATAAAACACAACGACTTGGTTGAATCTAACTATAAAAAATTAACAGCTGCAAAAAAAGAAGTAGATTTTTTTAATAGTGAAATTAAAAAGTTAAACGAGATGCTTGTTAAAATAAAAAACAATGAATCTAAAATAGAAACAAACGCAGGTATCCAACTGCAAATAGATGATAAAAACGAATTGTCAAGAGCTTATAAGATTACAATTTACAACATGGATAAACAAGCTACAATTTTATTTGGAGAACTTAAAATTGTAGAAAACAATATAGAAAATTATAAGCAAAAACTTATTGATATAAGCGAGTACGAAAAGGAGTATAGAAAGTATTCAATATATTTGCAAGCAATGCATAGAGATGGAATACCAGCTCTTATTATACGAAAAAAACTACCGCTTATCAACCATAGAATAAATACCATTTTGCAACAAGCAGTAGATTTTCAAATACAACTTTCTATACTTGAAAACGGAGATATTGTGGAAACCTTTTATTTTAATGAAGACAAATCAGATACTCTTCCACTTTCTTTTGCTTCTGGCGCTCAAAAATTTGTATCTACAATAGCTATAAAAGATTCTTTGCATTATATTAGCAGTCTAACAAAGCCATCTCTTTGTATTATTGATGAAGGTTTTGGCACCTTGGATGATGAGCTTACCTTTGAAATTATGAATATTTTGAATTATTTAAAGAATAAACATAAGAACGTGATTGTTATAACACACAGAAGTGAAATTAAAGATTTTGCAGATAACATTATTGAAGTAACAAAAGTGCAAACTGGCTTAACTCAAGAAATGTTAGATAAAAATCCTAAGGCTGGAATAACAACGCTAAGAATAATATAAAACATTCTATGAGCAATATAATACCAACCATACCATCAACTCCACAAAGTGGTCCACAGCCAGCTGAAACGCCAAAAAGAAAGCGTGGGAGGCCACCTGTAAATGCAGAAGCTCAAAATGCAATGCAAACTATAGCAAAAATACAAGAAGAAAAAGACAGGGAGAATCTTGAAAAAGAAAAAGAAAGGCTTGAGTTAGAAGCCAAACAAAAAATGGCCATCCTTAATCAGGTTAAGATAAATGAAGCTCAGGAAAAAATTAAGCGTAAAATACGTGAAGCCGAACAAAAAAGATTAGAAAAAGAAAAACAAGAAAATATAAAAAGTGAACTTGAAAAAAGCTTCGGAAAAATAGAGTGGAAATCAACTAAATCTGGTTATTTAATTCAAGGATTTTATAAGAAAAAATTAATTTTTGAAATAAAAAGAACACTTTTTTTTAATTTATACATTAAAGATAAAACTCTAATGGAAAAGCATAAAGTAAATAAATCTTATGCTGGTTGTTCAATGTTTCTTAAATCTTTGAAGGAGAGATCTGAAAAGCTTCTTTAAGCTGCTTTGTAATTTTATCAATTTTATCTTTAAGTTTTCTTCTATCAGCTTTTGCTTTAAGCTCCTGTGGCGTTTGAGGCTTTACAGGTTCTATTTTCGGTATAGGTTTAACAGCGGGTTTTATTGCAGGTTTAATTACTGGTTTAGCTTTGACAACAGGTTTTTTTACATCAACTGGTGTAGGAGACACTGGCGTAGCCATTTTAAGAGCTTTTTGTTTGGCAATAGCCACATTTCTATCAAAAGCAACAATTATTTTTGACATTGCAGAATCATTTGGATTATATGCTCCATTAATTCCAGAGGGAGGGCCTTGAAAAAACGCTCCAGTTGGGAACATTGATTTTAAGTTCGAAACCTTTAATAAGCGCCACTCATTTTTTGCTTGAGCACTACCTTGTCTGGGATTCGTTTCTAAAGCCTTTTTTTCAGATTGTCCCTCTACGTGAACGCCCCTAATAATCAATTGACCGTTTTTATCATACCCCATAGCAAAAGGCCAAAAAATACGTTGTTTCCAAATTGGCATCTTATATTTTTCATTATTGCTTTGATATGTAACGCCTATTTCGGCACCTTGCTCAATCCATGTTTTCATAAGGTTCATGTCAAAAGGAATTCTATTTTTGGAAAAAGCATATGGGTTTGCCACAGCAGAATCTTCCACAATGATCTCAACATTGTCTGGGATTAATCCACATAACTCTGCTAATCTTCTTTTATAATCTTCTGATAAAACCATTTTACATAAATATTAAACAAAAAGCTTTTATTTGTCGCAATTTTATATTAAATTTATATACAAATATGCTACTGCCAGTAAACACCGAAGAGACAAAGATACCAGACTTAATAGTTGAAGGTAAAAAAATTCACATTAGCTATAGTGAATTTTCCTTATTTTACCAGTGTGGCCATAGACACCTTCTTGAAAAACATCTAGCTATTTTAGCACAACCACCATCAATTCATCTATATTTTGGTAATGCAATTCACGCTTCTATTGAAACTGTTTTAAAAGAACATTTAGACATTGAGAGTCGTGTGTCTTTTTTTAGAAATACCTTCACTAAATCAATGAAGGAAAATATGAAGGATACCATTGATTATAAAAACAATTTTGAAGATTTTTTAGATCAAGGTGAAAATATACTTAGAATACTTGATTTTGAAAGCATATTTAAAGATTACGAAATTATAGCTATCGAAGAGGCTTTGTATGAAAACTTGCATTCTCACTTTTATTTTAAGGGTTTTATTGACTTAGTTGTTCGTAATAAGATTACAAAAAAATATAAAATATTTGATTGGAAAACATCTGGGTCAGACTGGGATGTTCCTAAAAAAATTAAAGATGAAATATTTCTTGCTCAAATGAGATTCTATAAATTCTTTTGGGGAAGAAAAAACAATATTCCACTTGAAGATATTGAGTGTGGATACGTTGTTCTTAATAGACTTAGAAATAAAAAAGACCCAAAATCTTATCCAGGAAATATTCAAAGAGTAGATGTAAATTCTACAAACTCAGAAATAAAAAGTTCTCTTAACAAGCTCGCTCTTGCAGTAAAGTCAATACACATTGACAAATATTTTCCAAAAATAAAACAAACAGCTGGTACAAATGGCTGCTTCTTTTGCCCACTGAAAGGTGGCAATCACCCACATTGCGATTCTACAAAAAGACAAGACAAGCTTTTCTTAAAAGAGTATAAGAAAAACTAATAGCTACCCTTGTTTTTCTCGCTCAGTATGTTTATATTTTATAAAAATAAAACATCATGGCATACTATAAAAAAGAAGAGATTGTAGACTATATTAATGTTTCTTGTCAAAGAATTCAAGAAGAAAAACACCATACCGTTACAGATCCAAAAAAAGCACTGCAAGAACTAACAGATGAACAAGATCTTGTTGGTTTTTTCTGGCTTGAAGTTAATGGCTCTTTAGAAAATGGCGTTGGAATAAAAATGGAGGGTAAAATTTTTGTTAGATTAAATTCTGAAATTTATACTGATGATAGATTTGCAATAGATTCATACCACGCAGCCAAAGCTGGCCTACCAGTTACAGATATAATCAAAAAAAGAGAACAAGAACAAAAAGAAGCTTCTACAAAAGTGACCCCAGAAATACTTGAATCTTTAAAAGGTTACATTACTGATCCTAAAAAATAATTATGACATTAAAAGAATTAGAAGAGCTCAAAGATTGCAATGAGCTTGATATGCTTTTAAAAATTATTCAAAAAGCAGAATCGGTTAAAAAAAGAGTTGAAAATCTTGTTGTAGGCGTTAAAGCAGCTGGCATAGATGTTAGAAAAGTAATGCAAGACATAAGATTGTTATCTGAAATAATTCGTGATGAAACCCAAAGAAGAAAAATTGATTTTCCGATAGAGGATTCTAAATTATTTAAAGCAATTAAATTAGAAAAAATTAGACTTGAAAAAGAAGAAATAAGAATAAAAAAATTAGAAGAAAAAAGGGCAACACGATAATGGCTAAAAAGACTGGCGAAATAAAAGAAAAGAAAGAAAAAAAGGAACTTGAAGTAGAAGTAACTAAGCTTAAAACAAATTATGAGTTAAGGTATGATTATAGCCCAATGTTAACAGAGTATATAAAAACTCTTCCAAAAGAACATAGAGGTGTAAGGGTTGATAACGTAATCGACATGAATACTGGCAAGGCAAAAGATGTGTGGGTTAGATTAATTCGTGAAGTTGCTATGGGTCAAATTATTTCTTTTTTTTTAGATAACGCAATAAAGTTTAATTTTAAAAATGTTCCAGAAGAAGATATAAATAAATTAAGAAAAGAATATCTCGATAGACAACAAAGGCTAGCTCAGGTTTTAAAATTAAAAGCTGAACAAATACAGGTAAGTGACGAACCGCTTCCGTTTATGAAAAGACAGCCACACTCTTATCAAAGACAAGCAGTTGCTTTTTTTGAAATTAATAATGGCGTGGCTATACTTGGAGACCAGCCAGGTGTTGGTAAAACATTGTCCGCTTTAGTTTATGCCGCAAAGCATAGGCATAAAACATTAATTATATGTCCGTCGTCTTTAAAGTTTGGTTGGAAAAATGAAACTTTAGAATTTACAAAAGATAAGGCTTTTATTTACAAGTACAAACCAAAAAAAGGTAGTCCACACGTAGCATTCACAAAAAATGAATCTTTATTTCATATCGTAAATTATGAATCTCTTGAGACCTATGTGGATATTCAATATAAACATGTGTGTAAGGGAAAGCTACTTGTTGGCGGAAAGGGAATGACCGTTTGTAATCACGAAATGGTTGACAATATAAAAAAACACAAAGAGTGCCCAGTTTGCAAAAACTCAAATTCATTTAAAAGTAGAATTAATGGACATGTTTTTTCCAAAGACAAATTTGATCAAGAATTAAAACCAGAAGATTACGATTTAATTGTTATTGATGAATTTCACAGAATAAAAGAAAAAAATACTGGATGGACAAAAATAATTAGAGAAGCATTTAAAGACGTACCAAGAAAATTGTTATTATCTGGAACGGCAATTAAAAGTAGACCAAAAGAATTTTTTGTTGGCTTAAATTTTTTATATCCGCAAGAATGGAATAATCAGCATGAGTTTGGCGTAAGATACTGCGCAGGTTTTCAAGATACATTTGGTTGGAAGTATGATGGCGCTTCTAATTTAGAAGAATTGTACGAAAGAATGTCTAGATTCTTTTTAAGGAGATTGAAAAAAGATGTTTTAAAAGATCTTCCGCCAAAGACTCATACAAGTATACCTATAGAACTTGAAGATGTCGAATTTAAAGAGTACGCAAAAATTTTAGAAGGCTGTATCAAAATGATTGATGGCGAAGAGGTGAAGGATTCTTACCTTGTTCAAGTTAATAAACTAAAAATGTTCACCGCTCAATGTAGGCTTAAAAGAGTTGTCGAGTTCATCCAAGAAATTATAGACTCAGGTGAAAAAGTGGTTATTATGTCAGACTTTCAAGATATAGCCAATAAAATTTACGAACACTTCAAAGATGTTGCAGTGCTCCACACAGGTTCAATGAACGAGGTGGAAAAACAAGAGTCTGTTGATAAATTTCAAAAAGATAAAAATATAAAAGTTTTTTCTGGGATGATTATAGCTTCTGGTGTTGGAATTACTTTAACGGCTGCCTCCAGGTTTATTTTTATGGGTTTTGCTTGGACACCAAGTGATATGGAACAAGCTGAGGATAGAATTCATAGAGCTTCTACAACACATGATAATATTCAAATTTTGACCCCTTATTGTATGGATACTCTAGATGAAGACATTTTAGAGCTTCTTGATGAAAAATCAAAAGTTGTTGGACGTGTGTTGGACGGCCAAGTGGTAAAAAAAGATGTTAGAAAAGCAGATGAAAGTATTATGCAGAGTTTGTTTAAGAGATTAAAGGCTAAATAATTTGTAAAAAATGTTTTTTTCCTATATTTATTATAAAACCTTTAAATCCTAAAATAATGAAAATAGAAGAATCAGAATTACAACAAATCATCAAGGAAGAAGCTATTCGTCTTAGAAAGAGAATGATGCTTGAGTCTGAAAAAGAAAAGATCTTAAAAGAACTTCAAGAAATGGAAGCTTATGAAATGAGTGAGGGAGAAATGGAAGAAGGTTTATTTGACAAGTTTAAAAAAGACTGGCCTGCAGAAGCAGAAAAATGGATGAATCAACCAAATTTAAGAGCCGCTATGAAAGCAAAAGCTGACTCTATATGGACAAAAGCAATTCAAAATCCAAATTTAGCATGGTTTCAAAAATTATCAGCTGGTAAAAATTTACAAGATCAAGCTCAACGTGCTGAAGTTTACAAAGCGTGGCTTACTTATTACAGAGACATGTGGAAACAAGCTTATATTTCTGGACAAGGAACTCCAATTGGTTATGAATTCGACATGGAAAAAGGTGTTTTATTTAAAAACCCTAGTGCTACTGGCGGAAACAACTTTATGCCTGGTACATAATATTAAAAGTTATCTCCATAAAACCCTGGTTCTCTCATTTGATAATCAGGGTTTTTTGCTTTCTCTAATTCAACAGACATGCTGATATCGAATTGAACATAAGAATATTTTATTTTTTGAAAAATAAATCTGTTTACATATAGCTTAGAAAATAACAAAGAAATTACACCGCAAGAAATTGATGCAATTGTGTTTGAAAAAATAAATGCAAACAAAAAAGAAGCTAATAAAGCAATAAAAGTTAGTACTAAAAAAATGTTTTTTACAACAACAGTGTTTTCATAATCTTTAACCAAAAAAATTGTTGCGTTTTCGCTAGCAATTTCTAGTTCTTTTTCTGTTTTTTCCGATTCTTCTAAAACGTGCTCGATTGGCTTTTTATAAAAAAAGGTAAAGACAATAGCTTCCCAAATGTTTAATACAATATTTTTCATAGTAAAACTTTTATATAATTATACGAATAATAAAGAAAAAGGTTTCAGTTTTTAACAAAATAAACCTATTTATTCTAAAAAGACATGGTAAAATTAGGAGATACTGGTTTAGAGGCGACAGAGGTTCAAAAACTTCTTTCTATGCTTGGTTATGATTTAATTGTAGATGGAAGCTTTGGGGCAAAGTCGGTTAGATCTTTACAAGCCTTTCAAAAAAAAATGGGCCTTACAGTAGATGGTGAGTGCGGCCCCAAAACCCTAGAAGCCCTTAAAGCTTCGCAAAAAAGAACAGCAAAAGAAGAAAAATCGCCAGCAAATCCAAAAGATTATGGCGAACTCGTTATAAATAGAACTGTTCTTTTAGATTCAACACAGTATTTAAGACAAAGCACTCCAAAAGATAAAATATTTATTCACTTTACAGCTGGTGGCCCAAATGCTACTAATGTCATTAGAGGGTGGGCCGCTGATGAAACAAGGGTTTCTACTGCCTATCTTATAGATGGTGAATCTGGACAGATATTTGAATGTTTTAGCCCAGATTATTGGAGCTTTCACCTTGGTGTAAAAGGTACGAATGGTGCACTTGATAAAGCATCTATTGGTATAGAAATGTGTAACTGGGGTCCTATCACAAAAAAAGGAGATAAATTTTTTAATTACGTTAATAGAGAAGTTCCTTCAGATCAAGTACTTACATTAGAAAAACCTTTTAGAGGCTTTAGTTATTTTCATAAAATGACAACCGCACAATGGGAGTCTCTTGAAAAATTATTGGAATATTTAATCACTCATTACAACGTATCGGTTCAAAAAATGTTTGACAACAACTGGTTTGAATTTAATCAAGAGCTTATAGATAAAAAAACACCTGGACTTTGGACGCACACTAATGTTAGAAAAGATAAGACAGATTTTCCACCAACGCCAGAGTTGTTGGATATTTTAAATAGACTTGCTAAAAAATTTAACCCTTAATAATATGGCAGCAGAGGAGTGGAATGAAACCAGGCTAAAATCACTTATAAAAGATACCATGAAACAAGAGTTAAAAGATCTTAGATATGATATCGAAAAGTTAAGAGAAAAGCAAAATAAAAAAACTGACGAAGAGCAAGTTAGAGAATTGGTTCGTTCTATGATCGTAAACCTTCACAAGTTTATGTGGCAAAAATCAAGTACATATATAAAACAAATATAAAATGACACATTCAGATTTACAAAAATTAATAAGAAAAACAATACAATCCACAGCTTTCGAGAGCTTAAAGGAATTGAAAAACAAATCTGCTGTTAACAACGCAAATGCCAGCTTAAACTCTTCAAGTTTGGCTGAAGACGATATTGACATGGTTTTGTTTCATGGTGGACATAAAAAACAAGAACCTCAAAAAAGATCACAAATAAAAATTCAAGAAGGAGTTTCTAGTACTTTAAAAATAACAACATCAGAAATAAAACAATTTGAAAACAGTTTTCAAAAAATACTTGAAAACATCCCTGGTGCATCTATTGTATTTGATAAGCAGCCAAATGGGTTTTCGATTTCTGCAGTAAAAAGACCAGACGGCGTAGAGGCAAAATCTTCAGGGACTATTAATCTTGGCGAAAATGGTAAAATTATTTGGTCTTATTCTCTTTTAAATGGTTTTACATTAAATGCTCAAAATTTAAAATTAGCTGATGATAATAAATTAATGTTCGAAGCAATGGCTAATCACTATAATGATTGGCAAAAAAAATGGAGAGAAATGCTAAATCTTCCTAGCGCACCTGAAGAAAACGGCGATCAAGAGCAGGGTCCAATGCCAAATCAATCAACACCACCTGGTGGTGGCGCTGGTACAATGTCAAATGGCGCTGGTGGAGCTGGTCAAGGTGGGGCAGTAGATTCTGGAACAATGGGAATGTAAACTTTTTAAAATAACATTTATTTTAATAAAACCTTATAGTATATTTCTTTATGTACACCAACAAGCAAATAGTTGATAATCAAAAAATGTTTAAAGAAGAAATTATTTCTTTTTTAACAAAAGAGAATCAAAAAATTGCTAAAGATGTTTTAGAAATTGATTCAGAGGATGAATTTATTTTAAAGGAAAAAGAAAAGATGATTAACAGGTTAAAGAATACAAATATTAACGAGGTAGTCAAAAAATATTTTTTCTCTCATCCGAATAGGGATGAAACTTTTTATGCTTGGTGGGATGTACATTCACAAGAAGCAAGAATTTTAAAATATGTCTAAAAACAGAAAACACACAATCCCAATTCTAATAGATATCAAGTTTAATGGATCTATGAATAAGTTCGAAGAAGTATATGGAGACCATGTTACCTATGCTGAAATAGAACAAGAAAGCTATATAGATTTAAAAACTATGATGTTTGAAAAAATAAGCGACAGCATTAAGTTTAGAAAATTTAATAGAGAAAAACATATATTAACTTTAAGGGCCGACATGTTTGAAAAAGAATTTCAAATATTGCAAGATATTTTGCTAAACAAAGTTGTTGACACTTTAGCGACAAAAGATAAAAAAAATGTAAGTGGAGAACCTATCATGCAAAGATTTAACTTCCTTCATGATTTCATAATTTCTAATGTAAAAATTATGACAGAAGAAGACTTGGTACGTGTTAAAAAAAATGCCACGCTTGAAGATGAAATTTTCTTTGACGAAAGAACAACAAAGGTTTCTTTAGACGAAATAGAAAATTTTAGCGAAGAAGAATTTGATTAATATTTATAAAAAAAACAATATGGAAGAATATATATCAGAAGAGCAAAGAAATGCAATTCTAAGAAAAAGAAAAGAAATGATGGCTAAAATGGGTGTGCCAAATGCTGGCACCATGATTAGCGAATCTGCAGTAAACGGAAGTCACGGTTCGGCAATGGCTCAAAAGTTGGCAGCAATTAAAAATGGCGCTGCAAAAGCAGAGCTAAACAAATATATCCAAGCAACTGGAAAGAGTGCGCCAGGTCAGTTTCAGGGCATACCAGAACCAAGTTCAAAAAGACCAGGAGTTAGGCCTAGAAAAGAAGAAGTTAAGGCTGAATATAAACAAGAAGTTGCAAACTTCTCGGCACCGCAATCTGATTCAAGCGAATTAGATGCTCTTGAAAGAATGTTTACTGGTGGTGATTCTGGTCCAGCTAGAATGGTTCCAGGTGGGAGACCATCAGAGATAAATTTAGATGTGGATGTAAATACTGGAGAAATGTCTGGAATGAAATTTATGCCAACATTTGATCCTCAAGCCGCACTACAAAATAAAGCTAGAAAAACAGCTCAACAACAAAGTGAATATTTAAAATTTGCTCAAGAAGGTGTTCCGCAGACAAATGAAGAATTTGTAAACGTAGCTCAGCCAGGCATGCAACTTGGCGGTTTAAACATGCAAGGTATACAAATTATGATGGAAACTATTGCAAAAGGAATTGCTGAAAAAACAATTAGAAACGTTCTTAACGAGTATTCAGAACAACAAAAAGGAAAAATGTTTTATGAATATTACAATAAAGATAAAGGTGTTATAAAAACAGCGGACGGAAAACTTTATAGATTAACACCAGTTACAATTGTAAAAAAATAAAACTTATTATAGATCACCCCATTCAAAGGCTGAAGTAAAAATTACTTTGGCCTTTGTGTCTTTATGTACGGTACCATCTATGATTGATTGCAAATAATCTAACTTGCTTTTTTTTAATGGCCTTATATTGTCGTGTGTTGTAGCGTTTTGAAGATTTTGAATTCTACATTCATATATAAGTCTTCTTTGAGAAAAAGAAGAATTTACTAATTCTACCCAGCCATTTTTTATAGAAACATCTAAATGCTGAGTTGCATGACAAGCTTTGCAAAGCATTGAAAATTCTGAGTTAATAGGATCAGCTTCATTTAACACCTCAAGGTGCATCAATAAAGCTTTTGGATTCATAGGTGAGTAATCGCAACCGCAACACATGTGTTTGTCACGCTCTGAGATTTCTTGCCTTTTTTTCTCATAAGCCTCATCTCCAATTAGTTTTTTAAACTCTCTATCTGAAGGAGAAATTTTTAATTTTAAATCATACTCTTTCATTATTTTTTTGGTTTAATTATAAAATGCATTTGTTTACCCTCAAGTTTTGGCAAGCTTTCTGGAACACCAGCTTCTTCAACCATTTCTGCAAATTTAAGCAAAACTATCTCTCCTTGAACTTTAAAAGCGATTCCTCTTCCTTTAAAAAAAAGCACAGCCTTAACTTTATCACCCCTTTTTAAAAAATCAACACTTTGTTTGGCCTTGGTTTTCATGTCATTTTCACCAATATTTTGGCTAAGCCTAATTTCTTTTGTAGTAGAAACCTTTTGGTTTTTTTGTTTTTCTTTTTCTTTTTTAGCTTGATCAAACTTGAACTTAGAGAAATCCGTTATTTTACAAACTGATGGTACTACTTGACCCGATATCTCTATGAGATCTAGTTCTAATTTTTTAGCCAACGCCAAAGCGTCTTGTAAGGAATAAACCCCGTCCGTTTGACCCTCTGGCAACTCTACAAGTCTTACTTGAGTTGAAGTTATTTGGTTGTTTATTTTATTGCTAAACTTACCCTTTTGAGGATTACCATATCTAGCTTGATTTGGTTTACCTTGATAGTTTTTCTTGTTGTCCAATTTTAAAATTATTTTGTTAATAATATTGTCTAGGATCAAATTTAAGAAATTTTTGAGTATTTATAAATAAAAATCAGAGATTATGGAAAAAAAAGTTCAAAAAATGTCCTTGAATGACTTTAAACAATATATCATTTCCGAAGCAATGAAGATGCTTAACGCTGGAGATCCAATGGAAGTAACCATGAACAGCATGGATAAATTGGTTGGAAACGACGGTGCTAAAGTAGCAGCAAAGGAAAATGGCGGGTTTGAATCAAAAACCAAAGCACCTGAAGCTGGTTCTGACAATATCGAAAAAACAGAAGATACTGTTGATGTTAAAATGAACCAAGCCCCATCTAAGGGTGGAAGTGATGAAAAAGTCGCTGCTGCCGTTGAGGTTGAAGCTGCTGGTTCTACTAAAAAAGGCGGTTCTGTTGAAGGAATGCACAACGCAGACTTTACTAGTCTAGACAAACAACCTTCCACAAAAGCATCAACCCCGTTTGAAGAAAAAAAGGGCGAAGTGGATATGAAAGAAATGGACAAAGCTGTTGATGAAGGAACTAAAACTTTTGTTGAAGCTGGCGCTAAAGATAGTACTGGACAACCAAATTCTAAGTTTTCAGAAGAAGCTAAAAACGAAAAAGAAAAAGAAGAAAGAATTGCAAAAGCAATACAATTGCCAGAATCTTTCAAAAATAAAAACGAAATGTTAAAATTTATTCAAGAAGAAGCTAAAAAAATAGCAAAACTTCTTTAATTATAACAACAAAATATAATTAAAACCAAGGCCTTAAAAGTCTTGGTTTTTTCGTTTAATAGAACTATATTTTACAAAACAATTATTATGATTTTAAACATAGACAAATATATATCCAAATATTCATTTGTAAACTTTGGTACCAAAAAGGGCGACGTTTACTTTTGTAGTTGTGGCGAGGTATTCTGCAAGAGTACTCAAGATAATGAAATAAAAAATGAGATGGCCGAAACCAACAAAAAATTAGCTGGTATAGAAGTTGATTCAGATATGGCATCCGAATTACAAAATATTTTTAAAGATGTTAAAATAGGATTTGGAGAAAATATCACATGTCCAAATTGTGAAAAAAATTTGCAGACAATTAATAATAAGGAAACCTTAATATTAGATAATGAAAATTTTATTTCTGGTTACAACTTTATAGAGGACGAAAGTTCTTTGTTACTTGCCTACTCTGTCGTAAAAGCTGATCTAAGCTCTTTAGAAAAAGTGGAATTTTTAAACGAAATGAAGACATTAAGATTTGAAAAAGAAACGAGGAAGTTGTTTTACAAAGATTTTGAATCTTCAGAAGTAGAATTTGACTTAGATGAAATTATTAATGTGGTTAATAAATTTTTTGTATTCCAAACAAATAAAGTTGTTAATCTTTTTGATATGCACTCTTTTGTAAACAGGTTATCAAACTTTACAATTGACTCTCAAAACATCAACATAATACAAGAATTACTTAGCACATTACATGGCAAGGTTAGCGACTCTGGAATAGATGTAATTAAAAAAATAATTTCTATATTTTTTGGAATAATAAAATATTCAAATCTTTCAACTGTAGCAATGACAAAGAGTTCAATTTTTCTTTATGACTTAATGTTGGAGTGTAGCATTCCAAACTCAGCCGTACTTGAGGAAAACAAAGTTACTTCTCCAATAAAAATTTTCAATTTTTTAGTTCAAAATTATGTTTCTAAATTAAATGAAGAGGTAAATGCAGACAATAAGAATGTGCATAATTTCAAATTTAAATCAAAAACAAGAATCCAATATGATGATCAAGGAGAAAATGTTGAAGTAAAAGATTTAGCCGACGAGTTTGTAAAAGATCTTAAATTCGCCTCTCAAAAAGGTTACAAAGAGGGAAAGGTTTCAAGAGATAAGGGTCAATATCAAGTACAAGATGCAATTGCAGATGGTACTGTTTCTAAATTTATTTTTAAACAAATAAAAAATTTTTCTGATTATAAAAAAATAATCAAGTTTTTCAAGCACGTAGATAAAAACGGGCTTATACAATTGCTACAAGAATACAAGCTTGAATTTCTTGTAAGCGTTATAGATCCTATTTATTTTAGAAAAAAAACAGATATAAAAGACTTGAAAAGGTTGCTTGATATAATTCTTGATTTTACAGCTCAAGAATCTAAAAAGAACTGTGTTTACTTAGATGGTGTAATTAGAATGGATTATTCGCATGTGAGAAAATTTGATTTTATCACATATGACGACGCACTTATGATGATGGTTGTTTTAAACTTTGATCCCAAGGTGCATTTTAATAAAATAAAAACTTTTTCTGAATTAACACAATACCACAATAATCTTGTAAAATATTTTGCAGTACTTAAAGATGAAGAAAAAAATGGTTCTATTATGGAGTTTGTTTCTAAGTTTAGATTTATAGAAGACAAAAATGGATACGATGGCCCATTAGAATTTAAGCTTTTATCTACGCCAGGTATGATAATTAACGAAGGTATTGAAATGAAACATAGTGGTGCTGCTTATGCGAGCAATGTGGCTCAAGGTTTTTATTTAATGGCTCAGGTATATGATAAATTTATTGAAAGAGGGGATGACGAACCGCCAAGATACACAATTGGTTTTAATTATGATAAATTGACTGGGCTAGAATTCGACCAAGTTAAAGGTTTCGCTAACGAACTTGGCGAGGGTATGCCAAAAAAGAAGGACAGGTTCAAAAAAGAACTCATGAGATGGCTAGCAATTAAAGATATTTCTTATAGACCAATAGGTGATATTAAACTTTCTGGAGATGATTTGACGCATGAATCAAAATTGTAAGAGTATATTTTTGTACAACAAAGATAATGAGTTAATAACTTTTTCTGATATTTCTGAATGTGGAGAAGTCGTTAATTTTTATGATCTTAGAGATAAGAAACTGACGAAAATTAACGTTGAGCACTATAAAGAAAGAGGCAAAATCGGCGTTGAAAGAAATAGGGCTATAATTACCTTTAAAGAAGAATGCTCATTGTTTCACACATTTATAGACTCTGATTCAAGAGTGGTAGCTCAAAAAAGAGGCTCATTCCAAAGAGAGTCGCCAACGCCAATATCTAAAATTTACAGTACAAACGAAGAAGATATAGAAAGTTTTACTATTGACAGCAACCTAGTGCAGAACTGGATTAAAAAGCTATAATCTTAATTTTTATAAGCTATTTATTATAAAATAGTTAAGATGAAATTAAAAGATTTTTATTTGGGTATATTAAGTGAAACAGAAAACCATTTACATTTGGATGCCGATACTATTTCTAAAGTTAATGATGTTGACATCAATAAATCTGAAGATAAAATAAAAATAAATTTTCAAACCACCTACGATAAAAGCGTTACACTCACAGTAGATTATTCTCAATTTAAAAAATGGTTTCTTGACAATTTAAATAAGCACACCGATATGTTCAAGGGTTTCATACAAGATTTTGTATTGAATTCCAAAGAATCTGAAGCCCCAACGCCAGTTGTAAACGAAATCATTGATGATGATGGAAATATAATGCCAAGCACAGACATGCCAAATAACACTACAAATCAAATGGTTGGAGCAAACAATAATTGGGATTTAGAAAAGTTAGGAAAATCTCAAGCCTTTAAATCTAATAAATTTTTTACTGGCGGATATGGTGGTGGATTTATAACCTGGTAATAATTAAAAAAAATCATGAAAGAAAACGATAGAATGAAAGACCTTGTAGAATTCTACAAAAAGAAAGACGAAATCTTCAAAAAAGATGTCAAAGAAACAGTTGAAAAAGATCTTTCAAGTGAATACAAGCGTTTAAGCGAATTGGCTGGAGGCAAATTAAATGCCGACTTTAAAGAGGGTTTTGTTCAAAATTCTACGCCATTTGAAATGGGCGCAGGAAACGTTAGAACGGTAAATACAATAGCCAATGATATGTATGGTAATCCAACAATGGCTTATCAACCTATTAGACAGCCTTTACAACCAGATGAAGCTGTAGAGTTAGCAATTACCAGATCTTTAAAATCGGGAGCCCCTGTTAAAGATATGGGCTTTTATGACGAAGTTAATTGGCATTTACAAACCTTGGGCTTTCCAGCTAAGAATGCTCTAGACATTAAAAACATTATTTTAAAAATGATGTCAAAATCATAATGGAAAAAAAGTTTCTAAATGAAGAGATTGTAGAGAAGCTAAAAAGCATTATCTCAGAAGTAGGTGAATACAACTATAATAAAAGTTTTTCGCCACCAGATAATGTTGCCAAAAAATCAAGAGAGGCGTTATCTCAAATTTCTTCTATAGATCATACAATTGAAAATACCGAGCAGGGATCTGGAAAAGAAAAAGCCTTGGAGTTAGCTGAAAAAAAGACTCAAAATGTAGAGCAAATGAAAAAGCTTGCTTCTTTCTTTAGTACCAATGCTGCAATCATAACAAGGATAAAACAGCAAGGTGGTCCAAAAACAGATGAGGAAAGACATGCTCTGCAAGGGTGGAATTTGCGTGGCGCAGAAGCTGGTAATCAATGGGTAAAAAATGAACTTGAAAGATTTCATCGTGAAAACCAAAGCACAAAAGACAATCTTAGAAAAGCTGGCGGTGCAGGAACAAATAAAGGGATGGGTGTTTTTGCTAAAAATGTACTTGATACAAATAAACAAAGAATTCATAGATAAAATTTGCTTTTTATCAGTCTGATCTTTATCTTTACAAAAACAAATTAAAAATCTAGACAAAAATGAGCACAACATTTAACGATTCAGCATTTTCAGAATTAGGAAAAATAAGCACACCAAATTTTGATGGTGCAGCAAAATGGGAACGTCAACCAGCGGACGAAGAATTAAAGCCATACGCAGACTTTATTAAAAAACACACGCCACACAACGCAGAAATAGAGCCAGAAAGAATTAAGTTTTATTATTTGCCAAAACTTTTAAAAGAAGGCGGAAATTACATTATCGGCAAATTACAAGATAGAGATCCCCTTGAAGCTGACAACGATAATAGTTTTGATTATTTTGTTTGTATAAGCTATCCAGTTTGGAGAAACCTAGACACTAAAACAAAGGCAATTCAACTAGACAAGGTTTTATGTGGAATTAAACTTGCTCCTGGAAAAGATGCCGCTGAAATTGAGGCTAAAAAGCGTCCAACAGACGTTAGAGAATATCAAGATAGTTTAGATTGTTTTGGAGCTCTTGAGGTGTTGAGAACATCACAGGTTGTTTCTAAAGGGGCTGAACAATTAGCTGAAGCTGCAGCTGAAGAGAAAAAACAAAAAAAAGAAGACGCTAAAGCAAAAAGAGAAGCTAAAAAACAAAATGCTTAATTATGAATGAAGATCTTTTAGAGGCCGCTTTATCAGTACTTAAAAGCAAGATAGATGTAATTATGCTAGATGTCAACAATATGATGTCTAATGCTTATATTGAAGATAAAGCGGCCAAAAAAATGGCAAACAAAATTTCGAAATTAGCAAAAGCAAATCGTAATTATCAACAAGGTTTGAGTTTAAAAGCTCAAATGTTAGCTTTAAAAATTACATCTTCCGCACAAGAAACAAATACTGATTCCAACAAAAATGAGGAAGAATAAATCATGATAATAGTTTTAAAAATAATTTTGCTTTTCTTAGCAGTTGTATCTGGAATAACCTTTAGGGGTATTTTGAAAGATTTTATTCAGGTCAAAAAAACAGATGGCTTTGACACAATAACCATTTGGGAAAGAACAAAGTTTAATGTGAAATTTTACTTAATAGAACTTTCTATAATTAGTTTAATTGTCTTTTTGCTTTATTTTATTGTTATGCCATTGACAATTGGTTCTTATGCTTAAAAATTTTTGGAAACATTCTCGTTTAAGGTTCTATTATTTAAATACAATATGGAACTATAAGTTTTGGCTTTTTTCCATAAAAATTTATAGACACGAAAATCATGAAGTCATAAACAAGGAAGAGTTAACAATGGATTATACAACCATGTTAAAGCCAACAAAAAAAATAATAAGCAGCAAAAGATTCTCTGGTTATATGTATGAAAACAAGATTTACCATGACAATCCAGGAATTCAAGGCATAGATTCGGAGACTTGGCAAATTTGGAGAAAAAAAGGACTAATAGATTAAAATTAAATCTCGCCCACAAGCGAGATTTTTTGCTATTATAACTTTTTTTTTGATATTTATTAGAAAACTCCACGTATGGCCGAGAAAGATAAAATATATCCAGAAGGATACCCACGTCAAACAGAAGGTTTTAGTGAACAACAAAAATTCAAATTAGATACGTTTACTTTGATACAAAAGGTTGCTCTAGAAACCACTGAAAAAGCGTTTGAAAAATTAGGCTATAAAAAGTCTGACAAAGTTGCTGGCGAGTATGCAGATGGTAAAACAATGGGCGCTGGAACAGAAATAAATCACTTTAATGTGAGATTAACTTCAAATGCTCTAACTAACACTTATTTTCAAAAAATTATTTATTTTGGCGGAAAAAGAACCGCATCAGAAATTAATATTGAGTGGGATGTTAAAAATAAATCACTAGAAATGACTTATAAAACCTCTGAGGCTGGATCTTTTAGAGGATACGGTTCTGCAGAAGGAGCTCATATGCTTAATCAAAAAATGGCATTTGTAGTTAAATCTGAATCTGAATTTAAAACAGAGCTTACAAAATTATTTGCAACTTGCGCAGAAAAAGAAGTAGCTCATATCACAAAAACAAAACTAGGTATCGAGGACGGTACTGAAAAAAGTACAAACTCAATGGTTGAAAACTCTATGAAAAACTATAACTTAAAAAATTTAATGTCAGCTTCCGATGAAGACTTGGCAAGCGCTGTTGATAATTATCTTAACGAAGGAAAAGTTGAAGATAAAACAACAAAAAATAGCCCAGAAATAATTGCTGCTAATAGCCCAGGAAAACTTCTTTTTGATGACCTTGAAGAATTGGAAGATGGCGCTGTTAAAACTGCAGCAAAAAACAAACTTAAAAAATTTGGTTGTGTAGCAGTTAACGAATTAAAGCCTTCTGAAAAGAAAACTTTTTTCGAAGAACTTGAAAAAGAAATGGCAATTGATGAAGTTACAGCTTCTGGTGGAAACGCTGCTGGCGGTGCTTATACTGGCCCATCTTGTTTTAAACCAGGCGGAGATTTTGACCTTGGAAACGAAAAGGATGTAAATAAGAAAAAGTTTGAAGAAACTAATTATGCTAAAAATAAACAAAGCAAACCTTATGTTCAAAAAACAATGAAAGAAGGTGATACATTCTGGACAACAGTAGAGGTTATACCTGGATCTGGTTATGTACCAAAAGGTATGGATAAAAATTTTGTTATGGGTCAACATGCTGAAAACATTAAAAAAACAAACGAAAGCGTTTCTAAGGGTACTGAAGAATCAATGCTTACTGAGTCATTAGTAAAAAAGAAATTTGTTACTTTAAGTGAAAACGAAGAAAAAGGTATCAACAAAAGATACATCATTACTGAAAAAAGGACTAAAGAACAAGAAGAAAACAGATGGAAAAAGCTTGCCATGTTTGAATCTAACGAAACAATTAAGCGTGCAGAAAGAGTAACTGAAGATGAAGAGTTTGTAGAAGCTCCTAAGGTTATAAAAGAAAACGTTCACAAAGAAGAAGAAGAATTCAGAAGCAGAGTTGACGTGAATATCGACGAACAAGTAGATGGCAAAAAAGTAATTATGGTTGCAAAACCAAACTCTATGTCAAATGCAATGTTTAAAGTATTTGAAGAAGATTACTTAAACGAAAGCAGATCTTATATAAAAGACCTAAATTCTGGCCAATTAATACTTAACCCAAACTATAAATTCAAATAATTTATAAAAACATTAAAAATCCGCCCCAAAAAGGCGGATTTTTTATTTTGTTTTATTTAATATAATAACTATATTTTATAAACAAATTGACATGAATAAATTAAAGGTTGAAAATATTTCAAACATAAAACTCGATTTTTTTTTAAAACAAAACAACCAGGATGTTCGTGTTGTTTTAGAAGCGGACGAATCGACTTGGTGCGATAAAGACAGCAATACAAAGTCAATGATACTTTATGAGAGAAAAGGGTTGATTAAATTATCCTATGAAGAGGAAACAAACAAAGATACATCCACTTCAATGTCTCAAAAAAATATCGAACCTAATGGTCACATCAACGTAAAATACGAACCACTTGATTTAGATGAAGATTATATTCTGGTATCTACCACTAATCCAAACGCCAATATTCAAGAGATCATTGAAAAAATAAAAGAAAATATAAAAAAAGAACCTCTACCTCCACCTCTAACAAAAACTATTGAAAAGGTAGAAGATAAGCCAACCGAAGCTCCAAAAGAAAAAACCTATAAAGGTAAAAAGCGTGGACCCAAAAAGAAACGTGGCCCAAAACCAGGAATGGCCAAGAAAAAGAAAAAACTAGCAGAAAAAATAGCTAAAGAAAGCAACGAAGATGATAGCAAGGACATTCAAGATAAATCTTAAAACATTTAGGCGAAGAAAATTAACCTTCCTTCAACAAAAGTTAAAGACTGTAATGAAGTGCTATACTATTAACGGATTTGTATTGAATGATGCAGAAAGCACATTTAGTTTTTCTAAAACATATAAAAAAATGGGTGTTGTTATAAATGTAGACACAGTTAATACTGGTGGTTTTTATACTTTTGAAATTCCAGACACTGAAGATATAATGGTAAAAATTTATGTTGACTAAAAGAGAAGAATATATAAAAACTTTTTTTAGTAATTATGAAGATAATGAATCTACAAAAATTGTCAAAAAAATATCAGAAATAGGCAATACCATAGGTTTTATTGGCGTTAACGTTAATCAAAATGAAAATAAATCTGAAAAAAGAAAACACAAATATGATGTGTGGATTGCTAAGGAAACAAAAAAAGACATCAACATTCTTGATATGTCTTTTGATCTTAGGTTAATAATTGATTGGGCCGTATCTACAAAAGCAGATTTGTTCTCTTATAATTTTGAAGATGCAAACATGGCGCAAGCAACATGGCATCAAGAAATGATGAATAAGTACGACATTGAAGAGTTAAATATTCCTGATGTTGACCTAGAAAGAGTGATTTTTAGATTTAGCGATAAAAACCATTTTATGTATTTATTAAACCCTAATGATCTTAAATATGAAGGTAAATCAATGGGGCATTGTGTCGGATCAAATTCAAGCTATGCTACAAGAATTAAAAACGGTCTCTCTTTAATTGTATCAATAAGGGATTCAAAAAATTTACCTCACGTAACAATGGAGTTAGATGTGAAAAGCTCTCAAGTTGTACAACAATATGGAAAAGGTAATGCGAGACCAGCGTTAAAGTATAAAAAATTAATAAAGGAATTTGTATTGTTTGCAACAAATTTTAAAGACATTGAAAATCCAGAAACTTTAAAATTTCTAAATACACAGTTTTTATAACTACTTTATTTTATAAAGCACATCATCATCTTCACCAGGTTCAACTTCCTCTTGGTCAAATTCCATTACGATAAATTGTTTTTGATCAGCTTCATTTAAGTTGGCGCTCTCAACTTTATCAGTATCCATGTTTTTTAAAAAGCTTTTTTCGCCTTCTTGTATACCAGCAAGGGCCTTCATTCTCTTAACAGACTCACTAAGCGCTTTCTTATCCTGATTATCAACTCTTTTTTCAGCTTCTTTTTCTTTTGATAAAAGTCCAGTCTTAGGATCTGAATAATATTTAGGGTCTTCAACAAGATGATCCATAACAATTTCTTTTTGTTTGTCTTTTGAGTTGCTATGCTCATTTTCAACTCCAATACCTATTTTTATCTCCTTTTCAATTTCGGCTATGCCAATGCCATGTTTTTTAGCAATATCTTCCATAGACATTTTATCTGCTTTTCCACCCTTTATTATATTTTCTCCTAAATTTGTGTGCATAATTTCAATTTTTTTTAATTTACTTGGTTCGTTTACTATAAACTCAGCTTCTCCAATATTACAAATATCTCCTTCTGGATAATAGTCAGTTGAAAATGGGTCAGCATTTCCAAAATTTGTGTTCTGATCAACGCTAATTCCTAAAACTACACCATGTGGTCCAGCATGTGTTTCAGCAAGGCCAAAGTCATCAGTGATAGAAAAATCTCCGCCAAAAGCTTGTTGTGCGTTTGGTATTAATCCATTTTTTAAAAAACTTTTCAGTCTTTCACCTGAAATTCCGTGATAATAATACCTTTTGTTATAAGGTTTATTTTCTTGTTCTAAAGCAGATAATTGTTTCATTATGATGTAAAAAATGTTTTAGAAGCCTCAATTTTACTCATGGCTTGTTTGTAGTTGCTTTCTCTTCTAAGTTCAGTCATTATCTTATACCAATTTTCCTGTTGTTCAGCAGTCCAAACAACCACCCTCTGTTTCCCTTCGGCTTTTAATTTAGCAATTATATCTTCCGATTTTGATATTCTCTTTATTTCCCCCATTGTAATAGCTTTGGCGTATAATTAATACTAACACCTACTTGTGGACCGAAATACGTCCTATTGTCCTTTAAATTGACCGTAGCACCATATCCTAAGTGAAGTCCAACACCCCAAGTCTTTCTTAATTTTTTAGCAGCCTTTTTTGAAATAGGGTCATCCATTATGCTGGCTCCATCTAATTGACTAAATGTAATTCCTGGGTAACTTGTAGTAGCGCCTATAGTTACCTTTTTTGTTTTAGGATCTTCAAATAAACCAACTTTTAATTTTATTCTTTGTTCCAACTGAAAACTTCCAGGCCCAGTTGCCACTTTTGAGTATAAACCAAATTTGTTAATATCTGCTTGGGTAGAATCTTTTTTATAATAATGTGTGTTTGCAAAAGGTACCAAACCAGATATTTTTCTAAAATTACCATCTGGCATGTTAAGGCTATCGGAAAAAGTAAAAGTCCCATTCCCAAGAGAGTCCATTTTTACATACACTGGAACTTTAACTATTGTTTCGTTATTATTAACTGTTATTTTTTCTATAACTTTTGGATTTTGCTTTCTAAACTTTTCAAAACCAATCAATAAATCTGAATAACCATTTTTCAATTCATCAACAGTTAACTTAAGGGCTAATTTTTCGGCCAACAATGTCGAGTCATTTATTTTATTTTGAGTTAAAATTGAGTTTTTAGCCTCTACATTGTTTAGCTGTCTTTGGGTTTCGTCTTTTTGAGCCTCTAATTCACTTTTTAAACCAGCAGCTTGATTACATTGAAACAAAATTATAGCCACCAAAATAACAATACCAATAAGTTTTTGAACCCCTCTATTTTTTGGATCTGTTATCCACGATATTATTGATGTAAACATGATGTATTTTTCTATAAATATGTTGCAATTTTATTCCTTATCTTCAAAAAGCTTGTCGATAATAGACCTTTCGTCTACATTTTTAAAAGACTCAGGATCCTTGGAATTGTCTATAATGCCAATTTCCTTATCTCCTCTAAACACACTTACCTTAGAACTAACATCAATACCTTGAAGTAGTGTTTCTAAAGCTCTTTGTACAATATCTTGACTAACCACCTTAAGAGCGTCGGATTTGTGTTTGTCATTCCTATCAAAATCATTGTTGTGCCACATTGCTATTTGATTATAAACTTCTATTACAAGTTTGGTTGTGTCAAATTCTATTTTTTTATTATCCATTTTCTATGTTTTTTATTATATTTAATTATCTATGTAAAATATATGCTTTAAGAATTGCAAAACCAAATGATAAGGGATATTAATATAATTATTGCTTCTATAACAAGTAAGTTCTTCTGTACTGATTGGGAAACTCTCAGTCAGAAAGAGCTTGAGCATATTGGAAATGTATTGGATTACCCAAATATAGAGGATAGGTTTTTGTGTGACCACGAAGAAATACATCCATATATAAAATGGGATAGGCTTGAAAAAATGCAGGCTATAAGGGTTGCAACTAGACACCCAAATTTAATAGATAAAATAAATTTAAGCAAATATGAATATAAGATAAAAGAAATATGGTATTTTATACAAGCAGATTATACAAGACTGTTTAAGTATTTTACTTTTGATTTAAAAAAATTACCCAAAGAAGATGCATATTTTTTATTGTGTATTGGGCAAGATATTTTTTTTGATATTATAAAAATTGAAAATTATGAATTTAACCACATAGAGTGCTTTAACATCTTAAAAGCTTATGATTTTAAAAGGAAAGTTATTTGCAGTTTAAATACATCGCTATTTAATAGTCAACAAATTTCACACATTTTCAAAGCTACAAATGAAGAATATTTAGATATTTTTTCTGTCAAACAATTAAACACAATAGATTGGTTAGATCTTTTGTGTTATCAACCAGGCTTTATTAAACATTGTGATTTAGAAAAATTTGTAGATGGCGACCCGTTTAATTTAATACAATTAATTACTCTTTTTAAAAACCCTGACTTGTCGTATCTGCTAGATGAGATAGACAAAGATGAAATTACAGCTCTTGGCTGGGAAAAATTATTAATTTATAATTCAGAAAAGTTTTCTAAAATTTGCAATTTTTCAAAAATTAAAGAAAATAATTGGGTCGAAATATTGAAATATCGTCCAGAATTAGAGGCGCACAAAAATTAATTTTTGCACTGACACGATCCGCCTCCGCAAACACATTTTGCCTTTGAACAAACGTCGCACTCACAGGTGCTACAATCGCAACCCTGAATACAATTACAGTTGTTTCCACAGCCACAATTTGTTTTAACTATTTCGGCGTGCTCAAGCGGGTGATCGCCATGAAAATCTGGATATTCTTCTGTCATTTTATAAAAGTTTTTCTATTTTAGATTTCCAAGTGCTAAGAAGTTTTATAGCACTATCAATTTTTTTAACACCATCGGCAAAATCATCGCTTTCGATATTTTTCATCAAATCCACAAGCATGGTTCTTAAGCTAGATGCCTCATCTTTCCATTGAGAATTAGATTTTGGAAGTAAAACATCCAATTCTTTTAAATCTAAGGAGTTTTTTAGAACCTCTTTTACAAAATCCCTTAATTCTTTTTCGCTTAATTCTTTTTTCATTCTATTGTTGCTAGTTTTTTCATGTAAAGCTTTGTATCAATAGTTGCTTGATTTTTACCACCAAGTCTTGGATACAACTTGTATATAAATATGCTAAATAAAGTGTAAAATGACAGCGAGCTGCCTTTTTGAATAGAAGTTATACTAATTTTTCCATTATGGGTCATTACTTTAAAAACATACTTTCTACGTTTATTTTCTATGTGTAAAAATACCCAAGATTGAGTTTTACATCTCAACATGTGTTTTTCTACAAACTCTCCATTTACATAGCAATTTGCCAATATGTCTATGGTTCCATTTTCATTTCCTTTCCAACATATAGAAGCTGAATTCCATTTTCTATATCCACAAGCAAACCCATAAATTGTATTCGCCACCTCTGTGTTTTTCATGATTTGAGCACATGAAGGAAATAAATAGACCCTCATGGATTGCGAATACATAGCGCCGTTTAGCGTTATATTAAAAAAAAGGAAAGCTAAAAGTGTTATGAATCCAGCTGTCATGCTTTGAAGCTCTATCGACAAAAATAAACCAGCTACAAGACAAAAAAGTTGATAGTAAATTGGCTGTTCTTTTTGGCCGACAGATGCAGATTTGCCTTTTGGTATACTATAAAGATTCATGTTATTGTTTATTTTATAGATTAGGTTTTATATATTTTAGAAATATATTTATAAATAAACAAATAAAAATGATTTTTAACAATAAGCTAGATTTTTGTGTAATACCAAGTCCACAAGGAAACACATACAAATATTTAATATTTGTCGCTATTAGAGGCACAAATAAAGTTGATGATGTTTTGTGTTCAGACCCAGATTATGAAATTTTGGTGCAATCCATGTTTAATAAAGGTTTGGAAGAAATTGACTCATGCACATTTGAATCTAAAAATCCAATAACTACCAAGCAAGATCTAGATAGATTAATGAAAAGTGTGGTTTCTCTTGGTATAAAATATAGCAAACCATTAGAGTTTAATATTTTATCTGAATTTAATGCTTTGCGACATGAACTTGGATATATACCTGGTTTTGAAATACCTGATGACAACAATATTATTTTTTCTACATCTATAGAAAAAATGGAAGATAATTATTCTTTAAAAAATAAGGTTCCAAACGTCGGAGAAAAGATAAGGTTAAATTTTTATATATTTTTACAATGCGTTTTTCAAAACGAAAATGATGTGTTCTTAGAATTGGTCGGTGATTTATATTCAAAAGACAATTCAAATATTAGGAATTTTCTTCAGATAGCTTCTTCTGATTTTATTAGATTGGAGTCAAACTCTCCAAACATGATTGTTCTTCAAAGCACAAAGACATACAAGGATTTTTTAAAAGAAATTCATTTTTTATACAACGGTAGTTTTAAATACATTAAACATTTAATTGACAGAAACGGAAATACAATTGTAAGAACAAAAGAATATCTATACAACATACTTGAAATGAAGAAAAATGTTAACCCAAACCATAGAATTGTGGTCGAGGTAAATTTAAATAAATATTTTGATGACATGATAAAAATGTCAAAAAAAATAAGAAAAGAACAATTAGCTGAAAATAAAAAGACTTGCGATTTAAACAACATCAAAATAAACATTGTTGAGCTAAAAGATAAGTTAAGCGGTAAAATGTTAAATTATGCAGAAACTGACGAATTTGAAAAAGCTAACAATGTTAAAAAAGACATTCATTTTATAGAAAACAAGCTAGAACTCATTGAAAACCTAGACGAAAAAGTAATTACTCACGAAGAATATATCAAAAATTTTTGTCTAAACTATTAATTTTTATTATATTTGCTGTAAATTATAGATTATGGCAGCAAAAAGTGAAAACAGTGAAATAAGAGAAGCTCTAGAGGTAGCTCTTAATGCGTTAAATAAAAAAGAATTACAAACCGAAGACGTTAAATTAAAAAACTATTTAAACGATAGCGCCAAAACTTTGTCTGGAATTTTTTACTACGATGAAAAAAACGATTCTGAACCAGACATTGTATTTTTTACAGATAAAGTTATAAAAGCATGCAGATCTCTTGATGTTGTTAAAAAGAAAAAGTTTTACAACAAAAAAGTTGACATTTCTTCTAGCGCACCAGGAAATTTAAAATTTAAAAAAGATTACAAGGGCGAAAATATTTTGCATGCAGCTATTGGATTAGCAACAGAGTGCGGAGAAATATTGGAAGAAGTTGTTAGAAGCAAATACGAAAGCGCCCCACTTGATGTAGCAAACATAAAAGAAGAAATCGGAGACATCACCTGGTATTTAGCAATACTTTTAAGAGATTTAGACATTGATCTTTTTGACGCAATGGCTACAAACATTGAAAAACTTAAAAAAAGATACCCAGGAGAAAAATTTTCCACAGAAAGAGCTAACAATAGAGATTTAGCATCAGAGAGAAGTGTTATAGAGGGTAATACAATACCACCAGAGTTTGATCAAACTTCTCATTTACCAAAAGACAAAAGAGTTTTACCTAATGGTGGTTTAGCGCCAACAAATATTTGGGACGCAAAACAAATAGACGAATACAACAAACTTAGTTTGGTAGAACAAATGAGAAGGCTTTATAATAGCGGTGCCAAAGTAAATGTGACACAAAAAATACACACACACACTTTGCCAATAAACGAATTTTCAAAACCATTTTCTTATTTAGCAAACAATAAAGATAGCGGTTCTTTTATTATTAACCTGGCCGCCTCTGAACATGATTTCAAAAGAATAGCTACAGAATTTAAAGTAAACCTTGATAAAGAATTAAAGGCTTGTGAAAACAACAACATGATAATGGTCACTGTTTATGATATTACTGGCTCTTCGTTGCAAAATGAAGAAAAAAGATTTATTCTAACATTTGATTTTAATGCATTATCTGGAATTATTAAATTATCTGGAATTCTTTTTGAAGGTGGTTTAAATAAAAATTTGAGTCAAAGACAATTTGGAGAACTAGAAGATTTTTGTAGAGCTAAAAAAATAAACATTTTTTAAATATGAAACAATACTTAGATTTATTAAAAAAAATAAAAGAAGAAGGCACATACAAACCTGCCGCTAGATCTGGAATGCCAGGGACACAAAGCTTATTTGATGACTTTGGTTTTAAGCACAATTTAACCGATGGTTTCCCACTTCTTACAACAAAGAAAATGTTTTTTAAAGGCGTGGTTGTTGAACTTCTTTGGTTTCTTCGTGGAGATACGAATGTAAAATATTTAATTGATAATGGCGTTAACATCTGGAATGAAGATGCTTATAATTTTTATTTAAAAGAGTGCAAAAAATGCAACATTGTTTCTGAATACATATACACTTTTGATGAATTTGTGAACCATATTAAATTGGGTAACCAACATAGCATTGGAGGTTTATCAAATGACTATATTTTGGGCGACTGTGGGTATCAATATGGTAGAGTGTGGAGAAAGTGGGCAACAGAATTCGATTTAATGGAACAAGATGGTAGTAATAAACGCCCTATGTACTGTGATCAAATTGCAGGTGTAATAAACTCGCTTAAAAAAAACCCAGAATCAAGAAGACACTTGGTTACAGCTATTGATCCTGGCCACGACCAAGAACTTGCTCTATATTGGTGCCACGCACTATTCCAATTCAACTGTAGGCCTTTAACGGCTATTGAAAGAGAGAAGAATTATGGCATTATTAAAAACTACACAGATGACCAAGTATCTCAAGAGCATTTCCATTTTTCCGATGAAGATGTACACAAAGCAATGGACAAAGAAAACGTTCCAAAATATTATTTAGATTGCAAATTATATCAAAGGTCGGCTGATGTTTTTTTGGGTGTTCCTTTTAATATTGCCTCTTATGCTTTGCTCACTATTTTCTTCTCAAAAATTTGCAATATGATTCCAGGAAAATTCATTCATGATTTTGGCGATGTTCACATTTACGATAATCACAAAGAGGCGGTTGAAACACAATTATCAAGAGAACCAATGCCATTGCCAAAGTTAGTAGAAACGAGAGAAATAGATTGGAAATTAATTGGTGATACAGCAGATTTTTCTTCTTTATCTTATACTGATTTTAAATTAGAAAATTACAACTCTCATCCTAGCATTAAAGCCGAATTATCAACTGGTTTAATAAAATAAAAATGTCCGAAATCAACATAGAAATACCTGCGCATTTATTGCACCCTGGAAAATATAATCAAATTAATTTTGATGCCATGGAAAATAAAAGCATTATTGCACTTATGGGATATGCTAAATCTGGAAAAGATTTTATTGCCAAAAAATTTGTTGAGGAATATGGTTATAAAAAAATTGGCTTTGCAGACAACGTAAAAAGAGATATGAATTCTTTTTTAAAAGACCAAGTTGTAAAAGACGTGTTTGAAAAAACTGGTGTTATTTTAAAAGATTTAGATTTTTTTTCTGAAATTATTGAAATAAAAAAGACAATTAGACCATACATTATTTGGTATGCTGAAAAACTAAGAGAAATAAATGGGATTTTTTATTGGATAAACAAAGCATTTGAATTTGATGGTAAGGACGCTGAAAAAATAATTATTTCAGATCTTAGAAGACTTCCTGAATTAAACATATTCAAGGATTCAATGGAGTTTAATAAGCGTACTATAACTTCTTTTACAGAAGCTGGCGTTTATAAAGACAATGTGCCATACAAAAATTTTAGCACACTTTTATTTGAAGTCAATCAATTCGGTCTTAAAGACTCAGATCAACTTACAATTGATACTATTTTAGAAGCACGTGAGCAGTGGTTAATTGATGACACTTTTTATGTAGACTCAAGATTGCCTCAAGATGGTGGTTTTAGAAAAAAAGCAATCGACATTCAAATAAAAAAAATTGTAAAAAAATTTGGAATTGAAAAGCCAGATAAGACAAAACATGTGCAAACAACAATTTTTCAAAAAACTGAAAATTAATTATTTGTATTTATAAAAAAAACAACCATGCTTCAAATAAATGAACAAACCCACGAAGAGAAAGTTAAAATGTATAACAAACTTTCTAAAAAAGAATTGATCAACATGTTAATAGCTTGTAATGCAGTAATTGATTTTCATTCTAAAAGTTCTATGCAACAACCATTGTTATACGCTGGGTGCCAACATGAATGGTATACTGACTATAGTCTATCTGCATGTCAAACTAGATGTAAAAAATGTGGAGAGGTTAATTATCCACCAAGTACATTGACATACCCCGCAGTTATATCAACCGCTCATTGTTAGCGATTTGGTGGTCTTGATCCAGGTGTATTTGAGTCTATTGTAGGAACGCCATCATGGTCCTGATTTGATCTTACATTTTGAGTTCTATCCAATAAAAGTCTTATGTTACCACGTATTTCTTCTATTGATTTAATAAATTCTTCGTCTTTATCTCTTTGTTTATCTAGTTTTGTAGAAATACTTTCTTCTACCTGTTTTACAAATACCTGTTTTTCATCGTCTATTTTTCTTTTATAATCAGAAACATCTGATTTAACATCGAAATACATCATCGAAAAAATGGTTGTGCACAGTGTAATGGCTCCACCTATAATCCAAAGCGCCGTCTTTACAGAAAGCGTTATACTGGTACCCTCACCAATAACTTTGCCATTTACACCTATTTCTTTATCACCTGCCATATTACCAAGCGTTTACCTCGCTCCACTTTATTTTGATTGTTTGATTTGGCGATACGCTATACAGATATGCTAATTGAAACCATCCGTCAAAGTCATTTGATTTTGGTGGAACCAAGGCGTAATTAAAATTTATTATTGGAATATCTCTTCCTAAATTATCTACAAAAAAAACTTCTATATTTTTTATATAAGAACTTGACGCATAAGAATTGGGAAAATAACTATTACTCCACAAATAAATGTAAGAATAATAATATCCATTTTTTGCTTGGTATTTTTCATTAACAACCATCACAAAAAACGACCCACAACCAGCACAGGTTGGATTTGATTGTATCCAATTATTGTAGTTGTTAGAATGTATTGTCATTTGACGCTGAGCGCTTACGTTCAACGAAAAAGTTAAAGCAATTATAGCAAATATTTTTTTAATCAAATTCATATAAATTGTCATAACCATAGTTGTGTGTGAAATCTTTAATTAAAACACCAGCTATAGAATTAGCCTGGTCCTCTATTTTTCCACCAATATTTTGAACTTCTTCACCATTTTTAAACACCCCAAGTTCACGTTGACGATTGTGAACAAGTTCATGTCCAATGGATCTACAAACATCAACAAGAGCTCTTCCGCCAGATCTAATGTGGTTTTCATTCTCCGTAGGAAGGTAAGCTGCAGTTGTTGAAATATATTCATCTCTTCCGCTCTTTATAACCACTGTAACTGGTTCTTTCATTTTTAGTTTAGCACAAGTAAAATTTATAAAGTCTTTAAGAATATCAATTTTTTCACTTGTCATTCCTGAAATTCCTTTTTCTATTTTAAGAGTGTTTTTTTTAATTAAACCCCAAGATTCCTTTGTTTTATCTGCACGAGAAAAGACAACTTTATCACCAGAAATTTTAAAAGGCTTTTCAAATTGTTTTTTATATTTAGCTCCTTCTCCCTTTTTTACATAGGCAATTGTCATGTGCGGTTCATATTTTGGAAAAGAAGAAGTGTGAGGCAATTTTTTTGCCCAATTATTAAGCCTTTCTAATTCCTTAGAATGTATGTTGAATTTTACAACATCATATGGCATACCTTCGTTTTCAAAAATATCAACACCCTCAACCTCAACAGTAATAGGACCCTTGGCAACTTTTTTTACAACATTTTTAACATCTTCTACTTCTACTTCTTCATGAAACCCATATAATATTGTAACGTGAGGTTCTTTCTCAATTCCAAATCCTGGTTTATCATATATGTCTTGAGGTAATATTTTACCAATAACACTTTCCCAATTTGGTATATTAAAATACACCATTAAACATCCAAATTTTGGACTACCATCTTTGTTTCTGCTTGTAGAAACCCCCTCATTTAAACTCATAGTTTTATCAAAAGAATTTGTTTTTATAGAATCTATTTTTTCTAAATAACCATTATTTCTTAGTGTTTTAAAAACTAAGTTTTCTGTAGAATATTCCCCTCCAGACTCTAAAGAGGCACCTCTCATTTGTTTTATTTTTTTCTTTAAAGAATCAGCCGCAGAAAGTTTTTTTTCTTCGTCAGAAATTTTTTCAATATCATCAATTTTATTCATGATACCAGCCGCTTTGTATTGTATGGCTTCAGCGTCTATTGAGATATTTTTTTTGGTTGGCTTTTTAACCCAGTTATTTTGAAGTAAACTATATATTGCTTTAGATCCATGAGCGTCTTCTTTTTCTTTAGCGAACAATTCGGTTGGAAACCCATAAATATCAATATTGTGTTTATTTGACCAGACCTCTTTTTTTGCATCTATGTAATCAGAAATAAGCTCGCCAGGCTCGCCATCTCCATTCTCGAAAATAACATGTATGTCAATATCGCTATGACTGGTCCAATTGTAATTTGCTAAGCTTCCAGTGAAATAAATATCTTTTATTGGATATTCTAGCTTTAGAGAATTGTAAAATTCTTTACCAAGCTCAATCATTTTGGCTCTTACTTCTGGTTTTAAAACGCCGCCAGGGTTCCAAATTTTACCGCTTAAACCATTTTTTAGTTTAGATACATCATTTACATCAACATCGCTAGGAACGACAATTTCTTTAAGACGTTTTTTTATACGGTTAGGTGTGTAATTCATGATAATTTATACCTATAAATAGCACAAAAAAAGCCAGCTTAAAAACTGGCCTTCTTCGTTTATTTGACGTTTTTATTTTTTAATGTCTTCATCATCACTTTTTAAAGTGCTGTAATTAAGTAATCTACCCCACTTATCTTTTTCACCTTCGTTTTGTAAACCAAGATGTTTTTCTTTATTTATCCCATTTACATCCACATTTCTCTCTCTGGTAGTTTTGCTTAAAATAGTTTCTACAAAACTTTCTTCGCTTTCCGATATCAAAGGGTTTCTAAGATCAATTGATTTGTTGATTTTTTTAATCTCTTCCGCCAACCTATCAATTTCTGAAGGTGTTATTGATAATGAAGTTTCAATTGATTCATTAATGGCATCTACAGGAGCTTCGCTAATTGAAGAAAACAAATATTTTGTTGCCTCACTAATTACATACTTCCTAAATTCTTCAGGACTTTTAAATTCTCTTTGGTTCATAAAAGCTTAACTGTTTGATAATAAATATAGTAAAATTTTGTAATTATCAATAGCTTTTGTGTAATTCTCAATATTTATGACGTTTTTAAATAAAAAACCCAGATGTTTTAATAGTTCTGGGTTTTTTTGCTAAATTTGCATATGAATAAAATTGAAAAACAAATTAGAAATGACGTTTCAGATCTTGATGATAACGCATTCGACAAATTACACATCAGTAAATTAGTTGGTTATGCTGAGATGTTTGGAAATGATTTTATCCCCTTGTACAAAGGAGTTAATTACACGCCATTTAAAACCCCTGGAAAGGCTATTGAGGCTATAGAGTCAATTAATCTAAAGGCAATGTACACGACTGGCGACTTGGAAACTGTCATAGGTCATTTAAAGCTTGATGATGGCACCACAATTCTTTTACAAGATAAAGAGCAATATCTACAAAAGCTAGCAAAACAATATGCAGATGATGGTGTTGAACTTGAAGAAGATGAAAGTTATGATGGTATGGCTCTAGAATGGTACTACTATAACACCATTGGTGGTTATATGGAAGGTATACCAGCTTTTGCGGTTTTATATTCCAAATAATATTTTTTAATAAGATCTGGAAATTTATTGCTAAACATTTCTTGCGAATTTATAAAAAACTCTTTTTCGCCTTTGTTTATAATTATGTTGGCATAGGCTGGGTTAGAATTTCTTAATGCATAAATTATATCCCCATTAGATAGAGTAACTATAAATTTACTTACATCATCTAAACTGAGCTTGCCTTCAATTTTTATAGGTTTTAATTCTTTTAAGGATTCTTTGTATTGTTCGCCAATAGCCTGGGCAAAACCCCTTTTCTTCTCGTCGTCAATAGAAATTTTTATCTCACACAATAAAGCACTACCCTCAATTGTTTCTCTTATTAAATTTCTAATGTATCCTTTCATAATAATAAATATGCCGATATTTTAGTTCATCCACAAATTTTTGTGATCAGATAAAAACCTTTTTATATCTTCGGCTCTATTTTTTATTTCGCCCCTGTAAATAGCTTGCAAGGCTTCTTTTTTAGCCTTGCCCATTTTTTGAAAATCTCTTTTTTCGTTAAAATCTAAACCAGATTGTTCAACCGAATCAATCACAAAATCAATGAATTCCTGTTTCCTTAAATCAATATCATTTACAGTTTTTGGCAATTCCCCATTTGCAAATTTTCTTGCCAATTCTTTATCTTTTGTTTCAACGTATGAAGATTCCAACAACATAATTGGAGATAGATTAAACAGTGAAGCGATAGCATTTATGTGAGAAATAGCATCCACGCTTCTACCTTTTACTTCTAACACATATTTACATCTTCTGTTTTAGTGGTAATATTCTTTGTGGAAAGTTGTAAAATTTTCTCAGGAGCCTCTGATTCAAATAGCATATAGCAAAACTCTGGAATGTTTCCAACCAAATCAAATTTTTTATAATCTGAAATTTTAGAATCTAAACCAAACATTGCTTTGTAAGCACCCAAGTCAACCAATAACTTAACAGCTCTACCTAAATCAGTCTTTCCAATCATCTTTTCGAATTCCATTAAAAATCTTTCTCTTGGAAGCTCGTTTTTATCGGCAAGCATTTGAACATTATTTCTTATTAAATTAAGAGTTTCTTCATCCCACTGATAATTAAATCTTGCTGCAAATCTAATTGCTCTAACAATTCTAAGAGGATCTTCAATAAATGCGTCTGCACTTACAGCACGTATAACACCACCCAATATGTCTTTAAGAGCGTGACCATTATCAATAAAGTTTCCATTTAAATCAAGAGCAATGGCGTTGATTGTAATGTCACGTCTAGCCAAATCATCTTGAATGGTGTACATTGGATTTACATCGCTTTTTATAGCACGATGCCCTTTTTCATTTGGATCTTTACTATCTTTTCTTGGCAACATTACATCAATGTCTCTTTTTAATCCAACATTTTTCATCATTTGGTTAAAAACGGAATTGTGAGAAACAAATTTGGTAGCACCAAAATCTTTTTTACCTTGTTCGTCAACCACAGATGTGTCAGTGGCTTTTCCATATTTGGACAAAATTTGAAATAATTGTTCGTATGGAATGCCACGAACAACAATGTCTAGGTCATCGCTTGGTTTGCCCATTACTGCATCTCTGACAATTCCGCCAACAGCATAAATTTCTCCGCCAGCTGCCAAAATATCACTTTTAAATTCTAACATGTTTAGAATTTTTACCAGCTTGTTTTTTTGACCTTCAGTGGATTCAGATAAAATCTTTCTTACTTCCAGTCTTAATTTATTCTCCTTCATCTTTACGATTTTTTTATAATTAAAAATTTTTCATATTTTCTTTTTAACCCTATTCGATCATTTTCAAAATTTTTATAAATAAAATTTCCAAGTTTTTTAATTCCTTCTTTATTACTAATTATAATTCTTGAAAACTTATGTCCGTTTTTTTGAATTAATCTTTGAATGTGATAATTTATGTTTAATTTATTAAATATTTCTTCTATAAAATTCCAATTTTGTTCATATCCGCTTACTATATTAAAAGTGTATATTTTATTTTTAATTGAAAAAAAATTACCATCTCCATCTATCAGACCCAATAAAAAATAAGAGTGCAAATCTTCTTTTATATATTTTAAAATTGAGGTCCCTTTTATTTTGTTAGAAAAATTATTTTTATTTAAAAAATCACACAAAAAGCTATTAGAAACATGCATTCCAATTTGTGGCTTACCAAGTTTTTGTTGTCTTGAATAATAATTCCAATCCCCAATTCTATTAAAAACAGTCTTCAAATCACTCATGTCATTTTCAATCAAATACATCCATACATCTCTATCCACACCTTCTTTGTTAGCTCCTATATAGCCGTCAGCCCATAAAAAACCTAAAAAATAGGCAACTTCTTTTTTATCAACATATTCAAATTGCTTATGATTAACTTTAAATTTCGAATCATTTGTTTTTTTATTTATACCTTTAAGCGCTACTTTTTTTATTTCTCTTAAAGAATCTTTATCTACTTTTAAACTTAACTCCCTAGCTTTATCTGAAACTGAACTTTTAGGTCTATTAATTAATGTTAAACAATATTGGAGTCCATTTTTAGGATAATTCTTTATTAATATTTCTATTTCTTCTTTAGTCCATTTTGTTTTCATATTTTTTTAAAATAAATATGTATAAAACAACTAAATCAGGTATTTTTTTTGAAATTTTTTAAAATTATTTAAAATACTATTTATATTTTCATATCCGCAAGGGTTTGCTGAATGCACATTAAAGTCATTAAAAACAATATTGTTATCCATACAAAAATCAATTAAAAATTTAGCACAAGTCATACCAGTATTTTCTTCACCAGTTTCAATGTTTATATCGCTCAAATCATGATCGAAAGAAATAAAAGATGGGACACCATATTGATTTATGGTATCTTTGAAGTCGGTTAAGTTTCTCACAATAAACCAATCTTCATTTTTATCTTTTGGATAAATGTCTCCAGGGACTCTAATATCGTCTAAAAATATTTTGTACATTTTTTTAATAAATATAGCTATTTTAACCTTATACGCCAAAAAGCTAAAAAAGGTTTCAAGGATATTAACTTATACAAGTTTAGATATTGATTTTTATAAGTTTTTTGTTTATATTATAGATTATGGAAAGAACACATTTAATTTACGCATTTGTTGACGAAAAGCAACAACCATTTTACATAGGTAGAACTTATGATTTGAAAAAACGAAAAAGAAATCACTTATCAGAAGTTAAAAAAGGAAATAATCTCCCGAAATATAATAAACTTAGAAAATTATTAAAACAACAATTAAGTTACAACGATTTAGTAATTGTTTTAGAAGACAATATACCATCGGATCAAGTAGATAATAGAGAAATTTATTTTATTGCTAAATTTAGAGAAGAAGGTTGCAAGTTAAAAAATTTAACAGATGGAGGTGAAGGTGGAATTGACACAATACCTGGTTTAAGTGAAAAATTAAGCAAATTACACAAAGGCACAAAAAGAAGTGAAGAGACAAAAGGTAAAATAAGTGAATCAAGACTTGGAATGAAATTTACTGATGAACATAAAAAAAACTTAAGTATTGCTAGGAAGAAACGAATAACAAAATTAGAAACTAGGGAAAAAGCTAGCAAAACATCTAAAGGTAAAATTAATATAAAACAATATATTCTAACTGACCCAAATGGATTAAAACACATAACTGTCAATGGCTTAACATTATTTTGTGAACAAAACAATTTGTCCGCACCAAATTTGTTTAAAGTTTTATCTGGGAAAAGAAAACACCATAAAGATTGGACAATAAAATTGCCTAATTAATGAAACCTTTTTCGTATATTTGCGTATAAGATAATAAATTAATACAAGAAATGGAAAATCAAGAAATTGGAATAATTAGAAGTATATTAGACACCGATCAATACAAATTGTCAATGCAACAAGCTATTTGCCAGCTGTTTCCAAAAGCAAAGGTTCGCTACAAATTCATTAATCGTGGAACTACTATCTTCCCCAGAGGTTTCGATGTGAAACTTAGACAAGAAATTGCAAAAATGGCCAACCTAACCCTTCAAAAAATTGAAAAAGAACATCTCCAAAAAGAATGCAAATTTTTAACGCCAGTATATCTTGATTTCTTATCTGGATATCGTTTCGACCCATCAGAAGTTGGCGTAATATTACATAGTGATGGCACCCTTGAAGTTACAATGGAAGGCTTTTGGTATCGCACAGTATTATGGGAAGTTCCAATCATGGCAATTATTTGTGAGCTTTATTACAAAGAAACTGGTCAATTACCAACCTTAGATAGACAAGATCGTCAAAAAAACAACCAAAACAAAATGAAGTTTTTTGTAGAAAATTCTATGATGCTCATGGAGTTTGGTACAAGAAGAAGATATAGCTTTGAAAACCAATTAGAGGTTTGCAAAGATTTCAAAGATGTTTACGACAGTAAACGTGTATTCAGAGGAACTTCAAACGTTTACATTTCAATGTTGCTTGGTTTAAAGCCACTTGGCACACATGCACACGAATGGTTTATGTTTATGGCTGCACGTTATGGCTATAGAATGGCAAATGTTAAAGGTGTAGAACATTGGGTTGACGTTTACAAGGGCGACCTTGGAATTGCTCTAACAGACACATATACATCAGATGAGTTTTTTAAAACTTTAGATGTAAAATATGCAAAATTATTTGATGGCCAACGAAATGATTCTGGCGACCCAGAAGAATTTGTTAAAAAATCAATCGCAAAA